GGTGATTCAGGCCGCATGGTTTGCCACAGGTTTAACAAACGGGGTTAATTTTCTGAATCTAAATAACTACCTGCAACTATATTAAAACATCAAAATGAAAAACTTATTATTTCTGTTTATTCTGTCCGGATTTGCTCATGCTGGAATTACCAATTCCATGATGCCTAACCCGTTATACCCCGGCTCAGATATTGGAAGGTCAACAAACGCTTTCGGTACAATATATGTTACGAATGGAAATTTCTATGGCACCGTTTCCGGCAACGGCTCCGGCCTGACGAATCTTTCCGGCACGGCAATAACCGGCAATCTGGTAATCACCAACCTGAACGTCGGCTTGGTGGTGATGCCGTTCACGAATCTGGCGATATTTGACGGCAGCCGGGGTTGTCAGTTTCTGTACACGAACACCACGAACCCGCTTGTGTTCTTCACGAATATCAACGTGGGCGTGATCTACTCGCTGGACATCATCCAGACCAACACCGGAGCAGCTGGCGGCCCGTGGTACTTCACGAATTTCCAGGGGGGATTCTCCAACAGCTTTGTCTGCTGGCCCAATGGCGTGGTGCAGCCGCCAGCTACGAATTTCGGCTCGCGGTCGCACTACACCTTCACCGGCCTGCCGGGATATTCCGGTTTTGGAACCAACATCATATTCACCAGCGCAATAACGAATTTCTGATGAAAACCGCCGAACAACTTTATTTATGAGTGACCAAGACGACAAACAACTGTTGCGCGAAATTCACACAGCCCTCGTCGGCAATGAAGACTTGGGTCAGGAAGGGATCATTAAACAGGTGAAACGCCACGAGGAATGGATTTCCGCTGCGACGATCAAAATCGGTGAATCCAAACTTTTATGAAACGCGCCAAATCAACACTAGGACGTAGGTATGGATGGAAGCCACAGCTTCCGTTTCATGGTGACAGGAAATTTTGCCAAAAAGCTGTATATCCTCTGCCCGATTCTATTGATCTTCGGCAGACTGGTTTTCTTCCTCCAGTATATGAGCAAGGAGCGATAGGTAGTTGTACTGCTAATGCAATCGCTGCTGCTTTTGACTTCTGCAGAAAGAAAGAGGGATTACCCTGGATTCACCCATCGCGGCTATTCATCTATGCTAATGCACGTCTAGCTGAGGGCACTCCACTTGACCAAGACAGTGGTGCACAGATTCGTGATGGAGTAGTGTCTGTTTCTACTCTTGGAGTTTGTCCTGAGTCAATGTGGCCCTACTCAACTATGTTTCACAGTGAAACAGATTTGTTTAGCATAAAGCCTTTGGATACTTGTTATGGTGAAGCACTTCATGAGTTGGCAGTTGAACACTTAGCTGTTGATCAGACAGCCATAACTGCTACCCTGGCCCAAGGATTCCCCGTTATCGGAGGTTTTACTGTATTTGAGTCATTTGAAATGCCCGAGGTTGCAAAGACTGGAGTTGTGCCTATGCCTCCTTATTTGGATCCTGATAATCCTCCTGACTCAAGTGTAGACAATCCTTTAACAGATTGGCCAATTGGTGGTCATGCCATTTTAATTGTGGGCTACAATCTAAAGTCTGGATCGTATCTATGTCGTAACTCTTGGGGAGACAAATGGGGTCAAGCTGGTTATTTTGTAATTCCAATGGCATATCTACAAAATCCAAAGTTAGCTAATGACTTTTGGACTTTGAGCAAAGTTGACTAATATGATAAAACTAATTGAACTTGCAGTAGAACTATTTACCATGGAAAAAGGAAAGCAAAATGGATTGCACGGTGTGAAAATCTTAATAGGTTGTGCAATGCTCTATGTGATGTACCAAGAGCATCAGCAACTGACTAGAGTCCAAGAACAGATCACGTCTATCAGACATGTATTGTACTGGAAATTTAACATCAAAACAGATTTACCCTCAGGAGATGAGGGTGAAGGTTACCTAGATGCAACATCTGCTGATATCAAGGTAGCCTCGACACAACAAGCAGAAAAAGAAAGAAACTAATTATATGTTCAACTGGCTACAAAATGCGTTAATTAAATCACTACTCCGTCATGTGCTGAGTGGTGTTGGTGTGTGGTTCGTTCAAAAAGGTTATAGTGACAGCAATGGTTGGGAACAGCTTATTGCTGCCTTCGTTACGATTGGATCATTCGTCCACTCTGTCTGGGATAAACGAGAGCAGCTATCTGCTGATGTAAAAGTGACTGTAGCGAACATCACGAAAACGGGCACACTGATTGTTGCAGCTGTTGGTTTGGGCGCCTGTACGGGCTGTTCAACAGTTCAAGCTGTGAACAATACAGATGTATCTGGGTTCAATGCTGAGGCATCTGTGCCGATTCCCGGCACCGGCGGCAGTTCGTACTTCTTGATGGTACGGTTACAAGGTGGGAACATCAAGGGCAATCAGATCATCACTCCTGTATCGTCGAACGTGCTGCACAGTGCGTCGATCGCTATCAATCAATCCGATTATGGCTCTGGTACTGTTAGTGGTAGCGCCAACACCAATGCTAATGCTGGAGTTACTGCTGGAAATCGTAGTCACAATATCTTGACGATTGGTTCCGCTCAAGCATCCGCCAGCCAGACGAACGGGTTGTCAGTTACTACGTCTAATCCTTAACGATATAGTTGGCACAGAAACTGCTGACAAAGTGTTATGTCATATCCATTAGTACCACCGCCTGCAAATGATACAGGAGCATTTACTGTCCCTCGCTATTTGCAGCGGTGGCTAGACATTAACCCTATCAGTCCACTGAGTCGTGCTGGTACATTCTTAATACTCCCAGCATTTACAACCACCAAATCATGGTTAGGTGTCTCGGATATTGTAGCTGCATTTAATTTTGAGGCACCTAACAACTTCTCTCTCAAACTTATTGTTGCTCCATCGGGAGTTAATTATACACTCTGCATCGCATATAGAGTTGGGAATATTGTAACTCGATATGTTGTGTGGTCAGCCTCGGGGCAAGTAATTAACCTAGCGATTCCGGCGTATACTGGACAGGTAATACTGAAGAACTGTAGATTCGAGATTTGGAATACATCTCAAGGTAATGCGACCCAATCTACCGATATTGATTTCACCACATCTGTCTTACAGGCTGAGGACTATCGGTATGCGAGTGATAGTGTGTTGAAAGCGAATGATGGACAAGTTAGTGTGTTTACTGATAGTAATGGATTTAATCCTCAATCAGTACCGTCAACCAACATATTAACTGGACAATATATAGCGTCTGCTATTAATCCTAATGCCGGAACTGGCCAATTCTTTGACACCAATTCAACCAATGAGTTCTTGTCTTTCACTCCTTGGGGAGCATCCGCAACGGACAGTGTGATAAATAATTACTATTATTTCCCTGTTTCATCTAATCAAGGTGGTCCATCTTTTACTTATTCACCCACCACAACTGCATATGGAGTATTTGCGGTTATCCAACTAACCGGTACATCACCAGCTGTTGGCGCTCAAGTTTTTGGTTTTGGTTCATCTGCACTTTCAGCATCTGATTTGAAGGTACTTACCAATGGATACTCACCATTCACATATAATGGAGCTACGTTAGGGGGAACGGCTAATCCTGTTACTGGTCAATGGTATATTTTGTTTCTGTGGTATAATGTTCAAGTACAGGATACTGGAGGGTATTTATTGCCTGTCAGTTCGTATGCAACAGAGCCAACATTAACACTTCATTCAATGACAGGACAGCCTGCTATGAGTGTATTCGGTCTGGGTGAACCGCTTATGGCACCTACCAATACTCAACCTATGAAAGTTGCTGAGATATTGATCTATCAGCCAACAACATTGAATCCTTTTACAAGTCCAGTTAGACAGGCAATTCTTAATTACTTAGGTTCTAAGTACAATCAAGCAGCCTTTGCATTACCGTTAACCTTCCCCTCAAACTCTGTTTCAACAACCAATTAATATTTATGTCAGCATCAACACAAGATTTTATAACTGGATTTGACTCTACTAGCTCAACTACTATAACTGGAGCCCAGCTAACTCAGCAAGTTAATCAGGCCACACCTTATGCAGATAAGGGTCTGGTTGTGGTTACAAGCGACAACTCAGGAGCACCTAACGTACCTCGTGCTGATATAACCACTAAATGGAAGAACTACATTTGGCTTCGTATTGGTGCATCCTTTGTTACTCCGTATGTATGGAATCCCAATCTTTCATCTCCTGATTCTACCTACTACAACTGGGTAACTATCGCATCTGCATCATATGGATCTCAAACCATTCCTGGATATGCGTTAATAACTAACTCTGTTCCATCATCTGCTATTACTTCTTTAGACTGGAGTAAGGTTACTGGTGGGCCAACAGCGGCAGTACTTAACAATTACAACACTACTTATATATCTAATGGATACATGAACAATACGTCACTTGTTTTTGGTGATCTTGCAGGTGGAGCGTCTGGTGCTGGGACTCAGCTGCAATCGCCTACTATTGCTGTTGGGGTAGTGACTGGGCAAAATCTGCTCGCTCAATCTCAAACTGGTGTGGCTGGCAAACTAGCGTTGGGCACTATTACAGCTGCGAATATCGCTAATAACACTATCACAGCTGCTCAGTTAGTGACGAATAGTGGTGTAGCCACTACCGCTGGTGGCACAGGTGCTGTTGATCCCGGGTTAAATATTCTCGTCCCAACTACGTCTATTGTTGGTATTCCCGGTGCTGGCAGTAGCACAAATGCATCCGCGCCCGGAGATGTGCTGGGAATATCATACAATGCCACTACGTCAAAACGTGGATTCGTTACCATCCAACGGGCACTATTGAATCTCGCTGAGCCCACATCACAGACATATGATCAATACTTAAAGGTAGCTGCCGGTGGTACAACGTATAGTTTGGCTACTGGTATTGGTGCTACCATTGGACGAATCTTGCAACGAGTGGTTGTAACCAACACATCAAGTGAAGCTGGAAATGCAGGGAATAATGGTACATCTTACACAAATGGCAAGATCTCTACTGTCATTAAGATTACCAATTTTGTCCCCATCTCAGCCAGTTCTACATTGGTAATTCGAGTTTCTGGCATAGTTATGACTAACAGTTCAGCTGATAATAGTCGAGTCAATTTATTCTATGATCCTTCTGGAACCGCTACATTCTCAGGTGGATACGCTACAGCTGTTGTGACATGGATTAGCACAACTTGGAGCGGCAATAGCACTGGCATATTGTTTCCTGATATTATTTATAAGATTACGTCAGGTCAAACTACACGTATGGATTTTGCATTTGGATTTGCTTCCAGTACATTTACGCCTACTATGCAAGCCAATGTGGGGATTGAAATCACTGAATACCTCTAATGAGCGAATTCAAACAGACATCATTTTCTGGTGGGATGAATTACCTACTAGATGACACACGCCTTCCTGTATCAATCAAATATAAGGAAGGTGATAGTGTGTATGATGTAACATACAATCAGTACAGATTAGGTTTAAACTGCCGGACGAGATTCGATATAGCTACCCCCACTCAATCATCAGTAATAGATTATTCTGCCCCCAGCGGAACTAAGCAAGGGTTGGTTGTGTTCGGCAATTACCTACTCCTTTTCGTAGCTGGTTATGCTTTCTACAGACAGATAGGAACGTCTGGTTGGTATCTCATAACTAACTTCAAAGTCAATGCGTCTGCCCCTCGCGTTTGGACGGTGGTAGTGCCGTTGAACACAACCAACTATGCTCGATTCGCGACGAAGCCTACTACTGGTCCTATAACCACAGCACAAGCAAATCAGCCGATTATCCAGATTCAACAGGCTCAATATGCTGCATCTCTCTACGGAAACTATTCTGGGGTGTTAGTGCAAGATGGTACTACTCAACCTTGGTTCATCTATATCAATGGATCTGGGCAGATTGCTGCCAGACAGACTCAAACGTATGCACAATGGAATCCCAACATCGGGACTGACGGTACATCCACAGGTCCAGATTTGCGTGAGTATGTACCGGTCGGTACATATATGGAGTGGTACAATGGCATATTGTTTATAGTTGATTCTGCGTATACCAACATATACAGATCTGTATCTGGGCGGCCATTGGACTTTGTGGTGAATGTTACCCCAGTGGGACAGGCTGGTGGAGACGCAACTACTACCTCTTACTCAGTGGGTGTCGGTGGAATTACAGCGTTGCACGCATTGCCGAATAGTGGATTGTTGGTATCCGCTGGTGGGGGTGGTATGTTTCTGGTTACACTTAATCAGTCCCCTACGGCACCCACATTGTTTGGTGAATACACGTTCAACAGACAGGTTCTGTTTAATGCGTCTTGCGTTAATGAGAGGGGGATAATTGATATTCCATCGGCGAGTGGCACTACTGATACACTATTCATCGACGCTAACGGTATTCGTTCTATGGCGGCAGCATCAGTTGATAAGGGCAATGAAGGACGTAATGGCATATTCTCAGCTAATGTTCAGGGCTTGTTCAAAGGGTTGACACAAGTGGATGGGGCCGTCTGTGCAACTTATTTCGACAACTACGCTATATTCGGAGTTAATACGACTCTCGGGTACGGATTGTTGGTGTATGATACGGTCAATAGTTGTTATCAATCTCTCGACATAGCTCAACTCAATGGTGCTGGAGCTAAACAATTTGCAGCGAATACTATCTCTGGATTGAATCTGTTTGCTATAACTACCGACGATTATCTGTATCAACTTTACGCCGCTACTGCGTATGATAAAGCTTACATCCGACTCGGTTCAGTTTGTAATCTCAACCCGAAGAAAGAACTGAAAGTGTCTGAGTGTCGAGTGATTATGACTAACATTACACAAGAGTGTGATGTGTCAGTATCATTATTCACCAATAATAGATACGATGAAACTCTCATATCGAAGATCGGATATAGTGCGCCGAGTAATATTTATACTGGTCAGTCTGTCGGTACTGACATTGGTACTCAAACTAACTCCATTCTATTCTCGTTCGTTGAAGCATCTCAAGGATGGAAATCCTGTGTCGCTATATCATGGACTGGTGGAGCATCACTCAATACGGTGAGTATCGGCACTATTGATTACACTCCCATGCAACCCTTAACTACTCAATCGAGTATCTCTCAATCGTGAGCTTACAATATATTTTACAACAAGTTGGCTATAAGTTGGGCCTCAATCCATCTGATACGAATCAACGTGCAACGTTACTCCGTTTCATCAATCCTGCTGCGAAAGAGGTTTATCAAACCTCTGATATGGCAGGGTCGTTGGATGAAATGATTCTAAAGGTTAATGCAGATCAGACTATTGCACTACCAGATTACGTCGGCCAAATTAGAGCGATGCGTGAGTCGTACTCGCAGATACCTGTTAATCTATCTCAACTTCGCCCCCACTACAATCAGTTTGCTTGGGGAGATCAGGAGTGGAGGAATTGGAGATTGAAAGGCTTGTCGTGTTTGATGATGAGTATTCACAACCAATCGCAGGTTGTGATTACAGTTGGAGCAGTAGAGACACCGAATGTTCAGGTGACTATTGTCGGCTCTACTGATACTGCGTCATCAGTTCATGAGACAGTGGTGATTAACTCTACTTCTGTGATGAGTGTGAATAGTTACAATACTATCACCTCTATCACTAAATCAACTGTTAATACTCAAGACGTGTTGTTATTTGATGTTGATGGCAATCAGTTATCAAAGATCGCGAATAACAAACTGGCCGCCCAGTTCCAGATTGTTGATGTTTCATCTGCTCCTTGGTACCCTCCGAATAGTGATCCAGTTATCGGTTGGGTTGAGGTGCTGTATAAGAAGGCCTTGCCGACGTTCAGCAACGATTCAGATGAGTTCCCTGCTCCTGGATACGATGACGTTATCATTAATAAATCTCTCCAATTATGGTTTGAGCAACAATCCAATCTACAGGTGGCGATGGGCTATCAAGAGAAGAGTACTATGTTGCTCGCGCAAATACATGAAGATGCTAACAGAGGAACTAATGACCACGTGTCATTAGTAGAGAATCCTCACGATAAGATTAACCCTCGAATTGGCTTCGGCCGAGATTGGAGATATGCTTATCGCATTACTGGACGTTGAGCATATGAACCTATCACTAGGCGACGTAGTTAACTTTGTCTTACGCAACAAGGGCGGGAAGTGTTTCCTAAATCAGAACCCTCTACAAGTTGCGTATCTCATACGTGAGGCATACGAACATGGACTATTGTTGGTTTCCATTAACGATACAGGCAATATCTCTGGCATGATTATTGCTCACTTTGATGAACCTAAGCAGGAGTTGTTTATCACAGAAAACTTGGCGATGAACATTGAAAATTTACGAGCTTTTGCTAAGATTGCGAAAGAGCGTTGGCCCAAAGCGAAATTGCGTTGGATGAAGAATGGGATCTACAAAAACCCTAATACCGATAAAATCTATGAGAAACTTTTACGCAAGTGAATTTGAGAACAATCTTCCTTTTAGGCCTCATCTATTAGCTACCCGATACTACTCAGGCGGTGCTGGAGAATCTTCTGGGTCCACCACCCCTCAGCTATCTCCACAAGATATGCTTGCGTTGTATGCTCAGGCTGTATCTCCGACATCACAGATTGTAGCTAATACTGGTCCAGGGATTACCCAGTCAATGGCCGCTAGTGCGTATGGAGCTAACCCTATTTATACCCAATCAGTACTGAATCAGCTCGCTGGTCAATCAGGTAACTATCAACAGGCTGGGGCAGCATTGGCGAATATGCAGGCCAACAGTCAGGCTGGTCTTCTTGCTAATGGTGGAGCAGCTGTTGATCAACAAGCAGCTGCGCTAGCTAATCAATACAATCCAGCACAGGCTGCTGCCAATGGTCAAGCAGCGAATTTGGTGAACTCCATCAATCTCAATGGTTTGAGTGGTGGTGAACAGGCTGCGGCTGAGCGTTCGCTCAATCAATCTAACTACGCCACAGGCAATCTGGGAGTAGATAACGCTACTAATGCTGTATCAAATGCAATGAATTTCGGCAATGCACTGAACACTAAACGTCAGATGTTAGGTTCAGCTCTAGGAACGGCTGCTAATGTTTCAGGAGCACAGAATGCTACATTCAATCCTGTGGCTACTGCTGCTGGGGCTGGTAATACAGCCAATAACTTCGGATTAGCTCAATTCAATCCCACACAGGCTAACTCTACTACGTCTACACCATTCTCATTCGCATCATCGTTTGGTAATCAGTTAGCTGGTATTGGCGCGGCGTCGAAAGGTACAACATCGTCTGGTAATGCATCTGCTGGATGCTTCCTCACCACCGCTGCGTGTGACTATAAGGGTCTACCGGATGATTGTGACGAGTTACAGACTCTCCGTAAGTTTCGTGACAAACACGTCCCACAGCATATTGTGGAAGAGTACTACCGTCTCGCACCGGCGATCACTCAATGTATTCAGAACAATCCTGAGGAGCTAGAATACATTTGGGGAGTTGTCCAACGTTGTATCGGTTATATACGTAATGGCAAAGCCTCCTACGCCACTCTCGCCTACACCAAGATGGTCAAAACTCTAACTACTCGTTATGGCATCCACGCTTGATTATCTTAATGCAATGTCACCATATCAGGGTGGAGCAGATGCTTCTCCTGGACAGATGGTTGCAGCGAATAAGCTCGCCCAGCTATCTAATCCTTTCGGCTTTGAGGCTGGAGTTCATTATGGTCAGCGTGATGCAGATGGATTCGCTCCCCTCACTCAACACGGTATGAATCACTTACAGTCTAGTGCAGCTGGACTGGCTCCTGGGACAATAGAAGACAACTCTCAGCTCATCGGTCAGAGTGTTGCCCAATCTCAGGGACAGGCAAAACAGAGTCAGGATGCTGGTGCTTCTGCTGACGGATCGACGCTCCGGCGTGGTCGATTGGGTGCAGCGTTTGATAAAATGAAAGATGACTTTAAAGACACAATAGTCGGACAAGGCAACCATACTACTGAAGCACAAATTCATGCTGGTATCAACTCTCAATCATCTGGAGCTAACCCTGCTTTCGCGACTATCGGTGCTGGGAATGGAACAGGCGGCAAGAGCGCTGATGGTTATGCTCAGAAATTAGTTGATCAAGCTAAGACATCAACCATCGGTAAACCCGCTGAAACAGAAGATGCTTTCGGTTATGCCGATTAACTAAATACTATTATGGGATACTTCGCAAATATAGGATTACAAGCACTAGGCAATGCTGTTGGTCCAGGTCAACTGTCATACAACCCCGATACTCATCAATTTATGGATGAGAAGGGTCAGGTATATCATCCTAGTATCATTGCCCGAGCACTGTCACCACAGGCAGCGGACATATACAATTACCAGAATACTGGTGCTGCTCTTGCTCAGGCGCAAAATGCCACACAGCAACAGTTGTTAGATGCTAATGCTCAACGTCAGCTTGCTCGTCAAAGGGCGGGTATTGAATCCACGGTAAACGGAATGGATCCTAGTCTCAATCCTTGGTCGTCGTATTTCAAGAATCAGCAAGGACAGAACAGTCTATTAGTTGGTCAGGTTGGAAAGTCTCCTGATCAAATGGCTCATGAACAGATGGTTCGTTCATTGATGAACGATAAACTCTCCGCTCCTGTTCTAGCTGGCGATACCGAAGCAGCAGGTCAGTTGAGTAGTGGATTAGTTGGTCAACGCGGGTCATCTGGAATTCAAGCGGGAGTGCTGGGCAATCAGAATGCGATTAACCGTCAGTTAAATGTTGAGCCAGTTAAGCAGGACTATGAATCTGCTATGTATGGGAATGAAGCTTGGAATCAGCAGCATACAGTACCAATGACTAACCTGCGTAATAATATGTTGGTTGCTGGTGCATTACGCAATACTCCAACTGATGTTAATACTCAGGGATTACAGTCTGCTAACGGGTTGATTGGAGCTGGTCTTGAGAACTCTCGATTGTTGTTTGAAAAGAATCAACAGCCTGTCAATTTCGGCACTCAGGCGATGATCAACACTCACAACAATTATGACGCTGCTCATGCTGCTGACACAACTGCTATGACTCCCCTTCAAGTGTCATATGATGAGAATGGAAATCTTATTCCATCTGGCGGTCACGTTACTCCTGGAGTTAGAACTCAGCAAGGTATTGCATCTGAGTTAATGTCTAGTCAACTTAATGGAGCCCCATCAGTTGTCAACACCGGCCCTGATGGTAAGCCCTTTCCTTCTGGAGCAGCTTATCCTGCCCCTCCGTCTAAAGGTCCGCAACCTGTTGCTCCTCGTACAGTCACTCCTCAAATCATGAATCCTAATGCGACTATTGAGGATGTGCAGAATCATCTAGAAGATAGACATGAAGCTGCACAGGCAGCATTAGAAGCACAAAAAGCGGAATTAAAACAGAAAAAAGCTGAGCATGATGCTATGTTAGCTCGCATTGAGCAGCGTCAGAAAGAATTGAAAGCCAATCACGGTGCATCAAGAGCTGGGATTGTTGGCAACACTGCATTGAACACTCTCTACGATGTTGGAACTGGTGGCCAGCCTATGCGTGATTTAGGCTCTGCTGCTGGAGATGCCTTGATTGGAACTCCTTATAAATATTGGACTGAATCTCCCTATTAATTTATGCCTGCATTACCAGAAGATATTCCGATGCTTCGTCAGATGGGTTACACTGACGAACAGATCGCTGCTATCAATCCAATTCGTCCTCAGGAGTCCCAGCTAGCTACCATCGGCAAGACTCTCCGTGCTCACGCTGGTGGTACCATTGGCGGTGGAGCGGGAGCATTAGGTGGAGCGGAGTTGGGTGCTACTATTGGTGCGCCCGGTGGACCTATCGGTATCGCTGCTGGTGGTATTATCGGTGGTACTATTGGCGCCCTTGGAGGTGGTGCTGCTGGTCAGGGAATCCAAAATGCTATCGGTGGCGAGACTCAACAGGGATGGGAACAACAGGCTCAAGCGTCTGCTGAACAGAATCCGTATACCGCATTAGGTACGGACATTGTAAGTTCTGCCCTAGCATCTGGTGGTAAGCCATCTCTCAATGCCCTCACGGCTGCTAAAGGCTTGATCGGTAAGGGGGCAATGTCTCCCGCTGCTAAGGAAGCTTTAGTTCATACCATCATGAACGCTGGTGTTAATCCGGCTATTAACACTGGTATCGGTTTAGCCACTGGGCAGGGCCTTCCGTCTGGAACTGAACTAGGCGCGCAAGTTGCAGGTGGGGCTCTGTTCAGTGGTCAAGCTAAGTGGGCAGAGAGATTGATGAATCGCGGGAAGGTTAAGAATGAGCCTGCTGCTGAAGTTACATCGTCTAGTAGCGGTATTCGCCCTGAGCAACAGGCTGCTGAACCTTCTACTGACGTTAACGATATCGTAAGCCAATTTAACAACAAGAATCCTAATGGTGAATACGAATTAGGCAATAAATCAATTTCTAAATTATTCAAAAGTAAACTAGACAGTATTCAACCAGTGCCATCTAATGACATTGACCCTGTCGAGCGTGAACGGATACTTACTATCCGTGACAGAGCATTAAAAATGGATCCCGATAAGAAGCGGGATTTCCTACACAGAGAGTCTCTAGGGAAAGCTGACGATGATTTACAGGCACTGCTGACTGGTAATCAGGTCACGCACAATTTACGCTTGGAAGACAACGAGATGAAGGCTAATCAGGAAGATGAAATTGAGCAGTATGCACGGACTCTCCAACACGGAGATGAAGTTGAGATTCATTCCGATGAAGATGAACCTTTGAAAGGGACAGTAGTTGACAATGGACAGACTAGTGTTAAGGTATTGGATCAATCCGGCACAGTACATGAAATACCGCATGATGAGTTAGATAAGCTCCCATCATCTGAAAAGGTATCGGAAGCCTTCATGAAGTCTTGGAATAAATTATCTGACGAAGCTTTCATCGAACAGAATAAGATTCCCTTAGCTAAATTGTTAACCGATAAAAAGGCTGGCAATGTTAATGCAGTTAAGAACATTCTAAGGGAAGACATGCCCAATCTATCTGATGAGCATGCTCAACGTCTACTAACTATATCTAAAAATTATGCCAATCAAATCAAAGGCTCAGTGGAAGATGTTCGCAGTCAAACACCCTCAGCTACTCCACCAGTGGCAGAAGGAGAGTCCGGTGGATTACAACAGTCTGCCGGAGACACATCAAGTAAAGAAACTAAAACGAATCAAAAAGTAAATCCTAAGTTACCTGACTGGGTTAATGAGCACATGATTGCTCAGGGAAAGAATCCTAGTAGGATGTTTAATGAGCAAGATCTATCTAATCCATCTGTCAGAGAGGCTTTGCTTAATGATCCTACACTTACCAAAGAACAGAAGGATCAAATTCTGTCTGAGACATTTGGCAAGACTAAAGTTACAAAGCAAAACCCGCCAGTAGTTAATCCTCTTACTGGTAACAAATCGTGGGTTGATAATATGCATGGAGTGTTAGACAAGATGAAATCCAATCAGAGTCCTGATCAACTCCATGCGTTTGGTTTGTTGCCTAAAGTGTGGGATACTGGGTTGGAAATGGCTAAGGGTATTATCACCGCTGGTGGTAAGATTCATGAAGCTGTTGAGGCGTTCGTGAACTATCTGAAACAGAACTCTCCTTCATTTAATGAGGATGCTGTTCGTCGATATGTTCATCAATCACTCACTGATGGAGATCGTGCATTTAGCACTAACGCTGCGGATCTTATTCGTGATGGGAAATTGGGGATTAAGCCTAACACGTCTGGTGCGTTTCACGGTACGCAACTGTTGGGCACGATCTTCAACAAGCTGTCGCCGACTGAACAAGAGATGTATAAGAGTCAAGGAGTAATTGAACATTTCCAGAATAGATACATCAGTAAGGATGATGCTATTAAATGGTTTGAAGAGCATACTCCGAAGGTGGAGGTGAAGAAGTTTGGGGAGGGGGCATTGTCACCAGAGCGTAGGGAGTATAATGCGTTGTATCATAAATTTGATTCGTTACATGACCCACACGACTCTTCGTATAACTGGACACCTGAACAACAAGCCGACCGTCAACGATTGATGGAGTTGAAAAAGACTTTAGATAAAGAATCGGTTAAAGATATTCCGTCCGCCCACTGGTCCTTCGTAGCCCCTAAAGCGGAACATGATATGCCGGGATATGTGGAGATTGCGGTGGTGAAGCCGTTGAAGATTGGTGCTTACACAAAAGACAAGACTGTAGGCAATATGCGCACCACTAGCGCAGCTGAGCGTGGCGAACAATTCCCCTCCTCCCACGGCTTCCCTCCGAACACCCTCGGCTTCTTGCGTGGGTATATGGAGACTACGCCAGCAGGGGAGAAGGTGTTTCATGTGATTGAAGTGCAGAGTGATTGGGCGCAGCGTTTACGCCAAGAAGTTGCTGACCACAAGGTTGATATCAATAGTGTTGCTGATAAGGTTGTGCCTTACGAGTTCGAAGGAGAACATCAAGGATACTATGTAAAACAGTATGGTGGCGAAACTGTGTTTCCCACCAAAGAGGCTGCTATCAAAGATTATGTAGATAAACATTATCCTGAGTCTCGGATCACGGAGCATAAGCTACAAGACCCCCTCCTCCCGCACTACGAACGCCTCGCACTCAAAGCTGCTATCGAACACGCTCGCCAAGAGGGTGCTACGAAGATAGCGATAAGTGATGCAGAGACAGCGATGATAAGTGAGGAGCATGATAAGGATATTTATCAAGCGCGTAAGTATGTAGACCGGGCCAACTATCAGGCAAAAGAATATTTCATGAAGGATGAAGATAGGCTTGACTTTGACAAGCCTAAAGCTCCTCAAGTGTTGTTGGAGAAACTCACAAAAGCTTATGAAGAACATGGAGCTAAGTTCGAACTAACTTCAGATGGGAAGCAAATCATAATGACGCGTGCACCTTTTGAAGGTGGCATGGGAATGCACTATGATAAGTCTTTGCCCAAGATTGCAGAAGAACTCACTGGGAGTAAGGGTGAGCGTGCTAGTTTTGGGGAGCATGCGAAGACGTTAGTTCCATCTACTAGTTTTGCTGGATTAGCTAATCCTGTGTTACACAACTCTAAAGTCTATGACAACTATTTTGAGGCTGATAAAGCAGCAAGGAACTTTGACGCTCCTTTCAAAGTTGCTCCTGTTGACGTTGATGGTGGATATAAACTTGCAATGTATCCTGATGACTATATTCACTACAAAAAGATAGCGAATGAACTTGGGTTTACTCGCGATAGTGATTATCGCAAAAACCTCATCTTCCGTAACCCTGATGGCACGCCGAAGACGGACGTGACGGCACGGGTATATGACATTGGCAAAGTACCAGAATCTAAACCTGCTCTATTTGGTAAACGATTCTCAATCGCCGATAAACTCGACTCATTGAAGATAGATACTAATGGCCAACTCCACGCTTTCGGTATTATTCCTGCCGTGTGGAATACAGCTATCGACATGGCTAAGGTCGCCATCAAAGCTGGTGAATCTATTCACGCTGCTATCTCGAAAGCAATCGAACACATCAAAGCTAATCACAATGCACCAGTAAATGAGCAAGCTATCAGATCTCATCTCGAATCTAAACTCGGTGAGTCGAATAAAACTACCGGTACTCCCCCAGAGAAGTCTCTCGGCATCACTCGTTCCGTTACCGATACTGTCCGTGCCAAGGGCGGAGAGAATAACAAGCTCGTCGCCGATCGCGCTCATCAAACTCTCAATCATGAATCAGAATTGAGAGGACATTTCGCAAACGGTGCTGTTCAGGCTGGCGAAGGATTAAGCAAAGAGCAACGTGATAAGTTGCGTGACATTATTGTTCAAGAACAGTCAACTGGCAATAGATATGTAGGCCCAATGGATATAGACATTCGACCGGCTTATATCAAGTTGAGGGGCCTACTCCATGAACTTGGTGTGCTCCGTTTGAAAGAGGGATTGCCGGTAGTGCAGCCTGTAACGAAGAATGGTAAGACAGTATATGTTACCCGATCCCTCAAACAGATGGAGAACTATTGGCCGTCTATGATGCGTCAATCAGTAGCTGATGATTATCGTCAGGGACGGAATGTTGAAGCCAACAATAAGATCATGTATGACCATTTGGTGAACAACAATGGTCTCACCCCAAAGGAAGCAACTACTCGGTTGCGTCAATTCAATGACGCTATGAAGGCGTCTATGGGTGATACACCTGAACAGAACTTAGCTTGGTTCAACGCGAATCGTAAAGCTATGGGTGAGTCACTCCCGAAAGAGTTCCAAGAACCTAATCCTATTCGTGGATTGCAGAGATATTTCAACCGTGCGTCCACCGACTTAGCTCACTATAAATTCATGGAGAAAGACCACGACATCCTCGCTGCTCAAGGTATCAAGAAAGATGCTTGGGGCAATAGAGTTAAGTCTGATATTAAACCTGTGAATGGGAATGATTCCGACATACAGGCATTGTCTAATCAATGGAAGCGTAGCATGACTCACGATCAATTGGAGCGTGGTATATCGTCACTCATTACTACTGCCTTTACATCCTCTCCAGCGTTAGAATCGCATAAAATTATGTCCAGTATCCCAGGTGCTATGACTCAAGCACCCGACGGGACTACTGCTATTCACGCATTGATTCATGGATTAACTAATCTACAATCTGGTTACACTAAAGCTGTCGAGAATGGAGTTGTAAAACTTGATGCTCGATCTGGTATTGATATGCTCACCGGTGGCCAAAACGCTGCTGAACGTATGCAAGGATTGGGCAAGATCATCCGTCAGATCTCGTCTATCGGCGGGTTGACCACTAAGCTGAACGCTGGATTGATGCAAGCGATGGGAGAAGTAATCGTGCCGGCTAACATCAATCGAGCGAAAGCTGGTGATATGACCGCGCTTCAACGGATGCGTAACTTGGATCCATCATTCGATCCTAAACGAACGTACAGTCCAGATGAGATGAGCAAGCTGGCTTCTCAATTCGCAACAGCGTTGCATGGAACAGGAGACATCAGGTCTCTCCCGAAGTGGATGTTGAACGATTCTGAACTGTCAGGGTTCTTCACTTTGGCGCATTGGAGTACGGCGCGGACTAATGCATTCATGAAAGATGTCTACACCCCTTTGCGACAAGGGAATGTACAGCCGTTACTTATTGCTGCTATGGGATCTGCTCTCGGTGGCTATGCAATCAAACTCTTACGAGAAGAGATTACTGGACGTAAGAATCCCATCCCGTCGTTAACTGAAATAGCCAACTCTGAGCAAGGGTTAGAAGGCAATAAAGGGCTACTCGCCTATAACTTAATGGCATCCTTACAGTACGCTGGTTTCGGTGGATTACTCGGTCAGGTTGCTAAGTATCCATTTGATATAGCACACAAAAACAATCCTCAATCTATGTCATTCCCTCTCGATGAGGTTGGATCGGATGTAATCGAACATATCAGCAAGATGACCTCCGCTGCAGCAACTGATCCTAACTTCAACTGGGCAGACGCTATTGGTGATTTCACAATGCACGTTTTATCGTCGAACATTCAACTCGCTCGCATCGCAATGAATCAAGGAATCAATCACGGGTTGATTACCGGATATCAAGCTGATAAGAAACTGTTAGGCGACAAGCTCCAACAGCTGCGCCGGTTCGATCAAGTGCAAGGGTTACCGTATGCCGATGTTGACGCAGCATCTAACCCGTACATGAACATCGAAGCTAAACGATTCCACATGGAACAGGATCCACAGAAAGCTATTGCTATGCTCCCTGGAATGATTAGCAATATCGTTAACGCTTACCACGATAATCCCGACGTGATGAAGAATAAACTCGATGCACTCAAACATGCATCGTATGATACGTTCCCGTCTATGGAATCTATGCCACTTCAGTTCGCTAAGTATATCGGCTATCTGCAGCGTGTCGAGGGCCCTGAGGAAGCTGAAAAAGCCCTGCGAGATTATTTGTCTCACAAGGCTTTGAATTCGGTTAAGGATTCTGTTATACCTTAATTAGTTGGTTCTTTCAGATACTCAGTTAATACATTATAGAGTAGGCGTAGATCAGATTTTTCTGGCACACCTACTCCTTTTTCTTGCATCTCAATCTGCACACTCTCATCTTCTATTCCTTCACCTGAGTCAATGGTCTTAGTGGTAATTTGAATCTGTAATACCTTCTGTGTAATCTTAATGTTTGTCATAGTGCGTTGTAGTGTAGCATGGAGCGTTTCGTTATAGGATCTTCTGTAAATGTTTCTTTGATCTTCTGTACCTGAATCAACTGAACTAGTATCTCTTCCATTGACTTCTTACCTTGCGGCAGCTGCTTCCAGAACTCTGTCATCAAATCCATCTGTGATGTCTTACCATGAGATGCGATAAACTTCAACACTTTATCAGTCACCTTGGCGAGAGGATTATCTGATTCGAACGTCAAAGCTTTATGCATATGCTGCATCTCTGCTTTGACTATCCCAATAGCTATCTCAATCTCATCCCACGTTAGCTCCATGTCGGTTCGCTCTAGGAAGTGTTCTTGCATAGCGACTTTCAGAACATGAATATTTAACCTAGCTCTGAATGGCAAGAGTTTAGGTGAACATTCTGCTAACTGTTCTTGTTCTTGGATCCACCAGTTGTTGAACTTATCTCTGGTTGCTCGAGAGATTTGAACTTCGCCGTATAGTCCAGCGAGCTTCTTCGTGTGAGCTTGTAGGACTTTCCTACTTTCGATTTGGTCTTTAGTGAGTGGTTCAGGGAGTCCGATATGTCGTCGATTCTTTTCTCCAAATATGAAGAACACTCGCGACGAGAAGCCTTGGTCAATAAGTTGCTGGTCGAAGATTGTCTCCATAAACTCAGGAGTTGTGCCAGCAAGAATATTGAGGCATCCACGCTTAACTCTGTCTTGACCTTTTGTTTTTGTTTTGTATTCATAATCTGTTGGGCAATCAAACAATCCTAGTAGATAATTGACTGTATCATCTGTTCGTTTCCTCATCAATGACGCTAGCTCAGGGAGCGAAAAATACATTGAGCAATGGCCATAGATATCTATCTTAGGCACACCTGATTCATCTATATGTTTGAAGTTCACACGTCTAAATGATGCACCCATCGCCTCCACTAACGCCTCATACGTTATAGCGTCTGCTGCATAAGGAAATAACGGTGGATCAATCTTCTCACCACGTTTCATCTGTTGAGTAGATTCCTCTGCATCATTAAGATTGGCCTTCTGCACCTCTGTCTCAATCATGTTTTCTTTCTCATTGCCGGCATTGCGCCCAGCTAAGAAGTCTTTCTGTTTGTGAACTTTCAATAAATCTGTCGCGGGGCCAATGATGACACCTTTCCCAACTCCAGCTGGACCTACTAGAAGTGTATAAGAGTTAGCAAACAATGGAAAATGCCCATACTTTGGGCACCCATTTATAGAGACCCTTCTTTGTAATGCTGCTCCTATTACGGATCTAATTGACCAGTCTATGAAGTTCTGTGGTGAACATACGGATGATGTGTAATTATCCCAGTGTTGTCTGTTAGTCATATCTTAATTTCTTTCAATCCCATAGGATTCTTTTCTTTAGCTGGCGCCCAGTTGAAGCCAACTTGTGTTTCTGATTTCATTCGGAATCTAACGCCGTCGAAGGGAGATTCAAATTCCTGCTCCATGAACTCTTTACATTTCTTCGCACACTCTAACGTCTCGTTGATCGGACATTGGAGTAAATAAGAATCGTGGCAATTTGTTAGCAAGTCCCAGTCCAACTTATTGTTATAGATAAACTCTGCCATATTAGCGTAAGCGATATTGGTTATCATACCTACTGTCGATTGAGGAATCCATGCTATGTGTTCCTTCATCTGAGTGTCAGTGATCTCATGTCCAGTGATAGTGTAGGGATGGCCATGTAGATTGAACAGCATCCTATTCTCTTTCACTTGTTTCGTCACTCGTCTATTCCAATCAGGGATCTCTGGGAATAGCCCACGATACACCTGCAAGAACCTACTCGCCTCATCTTGAGAAATGTTAATCTTACCACCAGACTTCGTCAAGATGTTCATGCGAAATGCATTAGCCTCGATGCCGTAGTTCGCACTATGGCAAGTCTGTTTGGCTAGGTAATAATACCGTTCGCTCATGCTCCAGTTATCGGAATCCTTAATCAATCCATCAAGATCTCGCCATCCTGGGAATGACTTCAATGCTTGGATTGGTGCAGCGCATAGAGCATCAATACTAAGCTCAGAGCTAAGAGAATGTTCTCTGGCTTTACGTTTCCAGATATCACGGAACAAGTGTAGTGCAACATAAACGTGTGGTTTAACTCCATGGATGAACAGCTGTCTATAGGCTGCTGCCTCACATAGATAAGCAACGATTAATGCCTCGGCGCCAGATTGGTCTGTCTGAACTAACGTTTTATCTTCGTCTGGTATGTAGACTTCTCGCATTGATTTCTCAATGTTCTGAAGATTTCCACCGTAGATTTTATTGATCTTCCTCGACCCGAGGCGAAAGGTTTTCGTACCATGGATCGCCCACTCACAAGTATCTCTCATACAAGTTTCCCTTCCCATGGAGTGAACCGTAGACGAGAGGTTTCTTTCTGCGTTGACCTATATATACACACTAATTGAATCACTGGGTTAGTGTATTTCAGTGCCAATTTATAGAGTGAATGTTTCCCCAACGCTGGTGCACCTGCATCAGTTTTACCTTGCACTGGATACCCCATTAGTTCATGGAAGTAACGTGCGCATTGTTTGTTCGATCCAGCGAACATAGACTTCGATCCATTCTTCATCAGTGTCAGAGAATCTTTTCCAATCAATATCTCTGCCATCCTATTGTACTGCACCATCAATCTATCATTCTCATTAACGATATCGTTAACTTTCTGCTCATCTACCCGAACTCCTATGATGGTAGAGGTTAGGTATGGACGGATACACCTCATTGCATCATCAATAGACTTGGTTAACCCTGGGATAGTTTTGGCGTAATCTGTTATAGCTTGTCGAACTAACTTCATAGTCCAAACATCCTTCGCGCAATACCTCATCCTGTCCATCATCTGCTCATGAGTCCTATATCCGTGAGAGTCTTGATCTTTATGAAATGGTTCCCATGTCCAGTAGCTCACACAATGCCCCAATGACTTCTCTACATCAGGGAAACATCTGTGCATTGCGATCAGTGTGTCATAGCATTTATATACAGGTATGCGATACCGCAATGCCAATACACGAAAATCGAAACACGAACCATTGTGTGCTACTACTGTATTGTCCCTACATGCAATGGCTAAAGCTCGAAGTATCTTATGGCAAACTGAGTAAGCCGTTTTATAAGTATGGTCGAGTATAGGCACACAATAGACGTCATGAGAGTTGCCAAAGCTAAACGCAAAGCATTGGAGATTGAGGGCCTCGATGTCTGTCTCCATATCAAAGTCAAGAATTTCATTCTTTGTATTGGTTAATAGTTTTATTACTTCATCCGCAGATGGGTAGATATGATAGACCGGGCTGTCCGAATGTCTTTGTTGAAACTTACCTTGAAGAATCTGTTTACACTTCCAGACATCACGGCGCATCCAGAAGGAGTAGTTGATTCTTTTGGTGTTGCCGTGTGCTTTGACGTTGCCTTCGTCTTCATCTTCTTTCGCTTCCAGTTCTGCTTGTCGCGATTTACAGAGTGGGTTGTGTGTTGCTTCATGATTGATTTGATCTGTTGCTTCTTGAGGGAGATAGGTTGCTATGGCTGGGATGTCCCACTTGGTAGTGAGAACTGACCCACGTAGTTCGTTAAGCGTGTTGAGAGATACGTTCAATCCATACTTCCACATGGCCGCTTCACCTAGCAGTAGTATGCATTTAGTCCCATCGAGTAATGGGGATTCATCTTCCATCACACGCACATCACATTGCATTAGATTCAGTTCTGGTCGTAAGCAGAAGTCATTGAACATTGCTCCACCATTGGCGGAGAGCAGACGGAGTTTATCGAACCGAGATGGGTTCGACATGATGATAGTCAGGCCACAATAGGTCAGTCGAGGGCGTGTTCTTAGGTGCATAATTGATAACTCAAAAGGCGGGACAACCCTTGTCACAGAGCTATCCCGCCGATGAACTATCAGTCCGCATCCTCACAGTCCGCATCATCACAGTCGACCACTTCAACACAAGAGATCCCTTTGATAGCTTCAAGCTTTTTTATAAGCTCTTTAACTTTCGGAGACTCCGCATCTTCTGACTCTTGTTCAACCGTCAGTGCCAGTTGTATTATGTATGCTATTTTCATATGATCAATACGCCTTGTCGCCGATGTCAGCCAGACCGAAGATCTCACGGATCTCAGGCTTGTTGAACAGCAACGGTTTCTTCGTCACAGGGTTGATGAGAACTTCACCCTCCCGAATACCTTTCGCCAGCATTTCTGCCGTCGGCGCTTTGCGCTGGTACTCAGCGTTGTTACGGAGTAACGCATACACTGTCTTACCTTTGAAACCGAGTGTCGGGTTCTCAGGATTGAAGTCAGTGAAGTCAAGACCGAACGCAGCGTACAGCTTCTCAAGCCGATTACGTAACGACTGAGTCTTGGTGATGTTAACGTTACCTTTGTCGTCGATGCTCACCGTGGTGTGGTACTGTGTCAGACCGATAGTCGCACCAGCGATGGTGTAAGTAACCCCAGCCACTTCCATCGTCTCAGGCGCGACCACCTCATAATTGAGGGTGATCATCGGCTTACCAGACGACTTCGATTGCCCGAAGGTTTCTTCGATGCAACGGAGAATATAGTTGGAGTCTTTGTTCCACGGCACTTCACTGTTCCATTTAGTAGTTTCGCTCATATGTTTGTTATTGGGTTTGTTGGTTTAGTTGGTTTGGGTTGTTTGGTTTTCAGTCGCAGGTTTAACTTCAATCCGATTGAATCCCGCTTTGAGTGACTCCCAATCGGGAAAATATGTCACTACAGGCGGCTGGCCTTGAGCGTTGACTACGAACAGAAATCCGTTAACGATTTGTTGGATGGTGAACTGCATATGTTTGTGTTGGTTACTTTGTTTGGTTTGGTTTGTTTTGATTTCCACGCATATATTGCGCGAAATGTTTATACCCTGCGGGAATGTACCGAGGGAAATTAACTAGTGACGACGCCTTACCGTCGAAGATGCTATCGCCTTCTAGCTGCCAGTAGTAGGTTGTGTTACGAGGGAACTCATCGCACATAGCTTTGAACTCTCCGTGAGTTTTCACACCCCATGCAGCAAGTGCTTCTGGTTTAAGGGATGAGTAATCGGCTGGCTTATCTGCACTATGACAACGGAACCAATCAGTGCAGTGGTTAATGATCTCATCGTTGAACGCTCCGGTGAGCAGTGGGCGGATCTTACCAGTATATGCTCCAGTCTCTTTATCTTTCTGTGCTGACTCATGAGCGATGAATACTACGTCACACTTGAATGTCTTAAACAGTTCAAACAGCTCGGCGAAGTAATTCTTCTTCTCTCGCCACTCTGCGTAGTCATCAATCTTATTAGTCTTCGTCAAGAACATATGTTGATTGACTTTGTACCACGCGTGATATGCGTTCTGCAGGGATGTACAACCATCGAATACAAGGGTTTGTTCCTCTGATAGTTTCGATCCCTCTCTCGTCCCCCATTCGATAAGTTTATCTTTCAACTCACCCGGTTTCTTTCCAGAGAGTTCTGGCTTATAGAATGGGATCTCAATCACATCAGCGCGACCAGCGTGGGCGCCTAAGCCTCTGTCTAAGTTCAACACGATTGGATTGGGAAACGTGAGCGCTGCCCAAGTCTTACCGACTCCAGAGTATCCTTGCAGCCCCAATCGAATCTGTTGCTTTGCTGTAACCTCAGATAGAGGTCTAGCCATCGGTGGAATGTATAAGTTGCTCATATTGCGTTAATGATAGCATTAATCAATCGTAGCCCATGAGGTACACACAGTGTTACCGTTTTTGTTTCTCCAGTTTCTTTACAAACAAGCTCAAAAGTATTATTAACCTCTGGCAATTTATCCACATTATTCTCAGGATTTTCTGCGCACATTTTGCATTTCATATATTTCCTTTCATTTGATTTTCATGTTGTGAAGTAGTCGCTTCACATCTTCTTTTAGGTTGTTTAATGTACTGTTGTTTTCGATCACATAATCGAAATGTTTGTAGTCGTCGAGTGATGTCTCTGACGCGTGGCTGTCGGTATCATCTAGCATCGGTCGCTTCACACATACCAACGTTCCTCCACATCGTTTAATCAGATCCGCTTCTGATGGAAACCTAACGTCGGTGACTATTGCAATACATTCATCGGGCGCAGATAGGATCTTCTTCGCCAGACGAATCTCCCAATAATCTGGTGTGCATAGTCTACGACGGAATTCTGTGCCCCAGCCTTGTAAGATCAATCTAAATGCTGGCTTGTTCTTCTCGATGAAGTCACGCGACACACCACAAGCTTTCGCCACCTCATCTTTCAACGCATCAGCGAAGGCGTGTTGAACTACTTCGGTGGTTGTGAGGGATTTGATTATGTCTGCGACGGTATTCTTACCTGATCGTTTCTTGCCTGCTATACCTATGAGGTTCATTCAACCACCTCATTATATTTCAATGGATCAAATGTCTTCTTCACCAGATCTCTGTTCAACACGATCTCTTCCACCTTAGGATCACTAACTCCACAGGCGTTCCAGAACATACACTTACCCCACTTGCCTAGGCAAGCCTCATTGAGTAATCCTTGTTTGGGGAACCTGTTAAACTTAACCGCGCGAGATAGTTCTTCACACTTATCAATTAGCAGATTCTCCATCTCATCTAGCTCCCTGTCGCGGTACGCAAATCCTTCCGACCTCAGCCATTTGTTCTCCGTCACATTGGGTTTGATAAATATCCCATCGATCACCGCACCAATTACTCCATCTTTAATCACAGCTCCGATCAATGAGTCAGGATGCAACCTACCGATAGTGCGCAGCGCCAGCGCATAAATACGCAGCTGTTTGCTCATAGCATATTGAGAGAAGTATTCTTTCGGATCCCAGCTAGATGTGGTCTTCCAATCTCTGATAGTGTAAATGCCGCCATTCATCTTACCGATACTATCCATAGTGCCACATAGATTCACACAGAGAGTTTCATCTTCCCAGAACTTAATACTGAATGTGAACTCAGTCATCGGTTGACCAGCGGGATCTTGCAACACTTTATAGTCATTGTCTTTCTTAACCCAGTTCTCCCATGTCATGATTGACGTAGTCAGCATATGACGTTCATCTTCCAGATGCTCCATACGTTTCTTCCCCTGCTTAGGAATATTGAACGCTTTAATCGCCGCCTCTTTCGCTGCTTCATAGTTGGATTTAGTCCTGAACATAGTATCAATATACTTATGTACCGCTACTCCATAGATGATCGCAGATGATTGTACTGGCTCTGTGTATCCATCCAATACTTTCCACTTCAATGCACGAATACATTTCGAATGACTCAATACTGTTGAGTCTAAGTTGATTGTAAGTTTGCTGCTCATTTTCTTTTCATTCCTTTTAATGGTTTAAGTACGGATAAGTCTAATGTAATCCCGTGGCTCTTAGCTATCAGGGCTGCCTGCGCCATCTTAGGATCAATAGCCATACCCATTACTTTCGGTGCTTGTTTAGGTTGTTGTTCTGGTCTTGTCACACACAGAACAGGTTTAAAGTGCTCAGCTAGCTGCTCGTCAGTCATTGCTTCAAGCTCTGTCGCTGAACATTGTAGGAGTTGCTCTAGTGTCATACTCCTTTGATCACCCTAACAGATGATTGAGTTATGTCAAACATGATGTTGGTTAATCCCTCTAGCTCTTGTGTCAGTAACACTACATCTTCCTCTTTCAGCGCGAGGTTATCACGGATGAAAGGCACACCAGTAGGGTTATCATTCTCTAGATAATCGTCTAATTCTTTCTTCCATTTGGGAGTAGATGCTACTGGCATAACTTGAACCGCGTTCAATGGTATCTCATTGCCCCCATGTTCAATGATGATCCCTACGCCTTTACGCCGTATGCACCGTATGCCATCAGCGAACTTCGCATACTTACCATCCGCTGTATCCATGTTCTGTAGCAGGAACATCTTACCCTGCTGGAAGCGGAGATACAGTGAATCATTCGACACACCCTTCACAGAGTCATACCGTAATATGCGAGGTTGACCATCTGTCATCATCCCATCAAAGATGGCTTTCGCTTGCTCACCGTAGAAGTTATTGAAGTAACTGCCATACGAACGTTTGCTCCACCCAGCAGGTCGTTTAGATGTTACCGCCCTAGTTACCGCAGCAGCAGTCACGCCATTTGGTAAGGTGATTGTTATTGGTTTGCTCATATTAAATTGGATTGAGTAGGCTCTGTCAATTTCACTACCAGTTTTTACAGTGGTCGCTTTGAGACTCACCTACTCAAATTGTTGGAAGATATTGATAGCAGGTCTTGTGCCAAGTATAACATCTTATTAGCTTTACCGTTATAGCTTGCCTAAGACTCTGTACCGCTTCACCATCTGTTCAAGTGAACGTACATTGAACGATAGGTCGAGAGTCTTGTTGAGTGACTTGGCACTAATGCCATCCATTACTTTGATGTAATCTACACCCATCTGGGCACAGAGTTCACGCACGATAGGCTCAACATCTCCTACTCGCTTCGATAGAGGGGAGATATGAATCTCGAATGTGGACAGTCGAGCATAAAGATCTTTCCTGAATTGATTACACTCAAACATCTGACGCAAATCTTTATGTGTCGCTGCGACTATGCGACAGTTGATCTCAACTTCATTCACTGACCCTACCGGACGGATGAATCGCTTACCATCAATAGGCTGTAATGCGTTGAGTAGTTTCGCTTGCAATGTGTATGGCAGATCCCCTACCTCATCGAGGAACATTGTACCATCTTTCGCAGCAACTAGTAATCCAGTTTTGTTATTGTCTGCTCCAGTGAACGCACCTTTAACGTGACCGAACAGTTCTGATTCAATTAGTTCACTTGGCATTGCTCCACAGTTGATTCGTTTGAAGTCGCCCTCCCTATCACCATGTAAGGCCCGAGCGATTAGTTCTTTCCCAGTACCAGTCTCACCAGTGATCAGTACCTCATCATTACACACAGCAAGCTTCTTGACATCTTCTTTCATCTCGATCATGTCACTATCGCAAGTGATGAACTTCTTAAGCCATGCTGATGCACCGGAGAGCAGTTCTACTAGTACCCACTCGCCTTCGTCTGGAAACCTACCACCGTTCTTCTCTAGCTTCAAGCGTAAGTCCGGTGCGATGTCTAACACTTGCTGAACTAGATCTTTCATTCCGTTCTTGAGGAACAGACGTAACTCTGCCTCTGTCGGAACCTTCTGCACTTTGTCATTTGCCATATAGTTATTTACCTTTCTTTGTTTTCTTACCACCGAATTGTTTCGCTGACCATTCACTCCAGACACTCACAGCTTTCTCACCATAGAATGTCAGTCTATGATTAGATGCGAAGGTGAGCTTAATCTTCAGTCGCCATGTATCAAGTATGCCCTGTCGCTTTGCATAGTCGAGATGAGTCTCAGTCCCACCGAACATAACTGCATCTTCTTTGAACCTACATCCACGAATGGTTGGGCCATAGGGTAGCGTGGGTGATGTATGTCCGTACTGATTCTCATACCCGAACTCACACCATTGAGCTTTACTGAAATCGAATACTATCCTTGGGTTGCGTTGGTCAGGGTGCATTATATTCCATCCTTTCTAAAGCCAACATAGATTGGCGAACGTGGTTTATCTTTCGAGCCGTGGGGTTTGAACTTCACTGTGATTACTTTCCCATGATAGCGATCCCTATTTTCCCAAATCTCTTTCCTCAACTTATCAGTTAGCCCTACTCCAGTACCTACTCGCATGGTTCCCCAGAGGTTATGGGTAACGATAAAGGCGCCCAGTGTATCCTTTGGAATTAGATTATCCTTACACGATGATCGATCCATCTTACCGACGGAGTTATATTCTTCTGCATTATCATTCTCCATCTGTTCCTCAAACCCTGTTATCACACATTCAGTCCTGTGATAGCGACAGAGTTTAATCAACCACTGTTCACGAAGAGTAGAGCGACCAAACTTATACGGTGAGTCAGGTGTACGGAAACAGATGCCCTCATCACCACGTCGCTCTGATTCAAGGAAGAACTCAAACAAACTGAGGTAGTCATTACAAATATAAAAACATACTGGCATCCCATCCATACGAGAACCGAATGATCCTATCCATCCGTCTATCTGTTGTTGACGGATTCTATAATTAGCTTCAACTCCATGCTGGTCTAATATTCCGTACCAATCAAGTATATAGAATTGAATCTTATGTGAGTCATTGTGCTTTTTGCTCATGACGATTGATTCAACTTCATCATACCTTAACCCCTCAGCACATAGTTCCATATCAAATCCACCGGGTAATTTGAGTGATCGTTTACGTATTGATTTGTTCGGTATCTCTTTCAGAGTACGAGATAGTAATGTCCCGTTGAGTCTCAACGCTCGTATGCCATCCATCTTAACTGTTGCATAAACTGGATAGCGAAGGGTTTTCATTGCTGATAGGATGTTAGCATCAGTATGTTCTGCATGAGCAGGTAGTAATGGTGCAGCTAACATTGGTTTGAATTTAGTCTTCCGATTCATTGTCATATTCAATTTCTCCTTCATCTTGGTTGTCTTCGCTGATCGGTTTGTCTAACAGCTCTTTCACTAACTCTTTAGCTTTGTTTGGTTCGCGGAGTAGAGTCATCCAGTTCTCATTCTGCCGTACCACCTGTCTCACACACTTCAATCGATGTGATACAACATGCGCTTGCTCTTCTTCTACAGTGCCTTTATAGTACAAGAATTCTTGATCTGTGTCACTCAATGACGTCAACCTAGGCACTCGTCCCATCGCTTGGATCAACTCGATCGGACTCCACGTGGGGCCGATGGTAACTTTCCTCTGACGAATAGGCACGTTCGGGATGTCTTCTTCTACTGCAAATCCAGATTCCTTACGCCGACATTTGAACGGAGAGAGTTCATCACAATGATGTAATGACAATCCAACTCCACCTGCTTTGTATGTGAAGATTGCGTAGCGTGATTTACCAGATTGAAACCGATCAATCTCACGCTGTCTATCTTCCTTCGACTGTACTCCCAACCTCCATTCCTTAGGCAAGTCCTCCAACTCTTTCGCTTCAACTTCATCGAGTTGTAAGTCTTCCATACTTATCCCAGATGCCTCTAACGCAGCTAGAGCCTCGGGGCTATTCATCAGTTGCAACTTAGCTTTCTGTTTCGCGTTGAGAGCGGTTTGACCTCCTCCCCATACGATGCTGATATCGTCTCGCGACACACCATATTCTTCTATCAAGAGTTTGACTACCGATATTACAGTCTTCTTATTCTTGACTCCTAGCACAGATGCGTATCCATCCTGTACATTATTGTACATACGTTCAGCAAAGATATCACGCTTACAATACTCAGCTGCTGTGAGGAACATCATCAGTTCAATCATCGCTTGGAACCGTGGGTTATCGGTTACTGATTCTTCTAGTCGAGCTTTCTTGATCAGATATTTCTCCCAAGCATCAGCGTATTCTTTCCTCGCAGCTTCTGATTGGAATGGAATAACTTCCACCCTATTGTGAGCATTGAACTGCCACCTCACACCCTTCACGCGTACTGTATAGGGTTCGATGGCATCCATGAGGCGACCAATCGCCGCTTCATTATATTCATGTGGTGCTGTACCTCCTGCAATGATAGCAGCAAATGTTTGCCAATTAGATGCGTCTAATCTCGTTCCAGATGGAAATCCATATTTCGATATGTCCATCTTAGTTGCTAGACAGAAAGCTTTCGCTTCTGATACTCGGGTGAATGGAGTAGCTGAGATATAGATTTGTAGTGTGTTCGGTACGGAAGAGAACGCACACATGATCTTGTGTTGTGTGCTATCTTCGTTCTTCACAGCTTGACACTCATCCAATGCTATCACTACTGGATTCAACATCGGATGCCACTTCCATTCAGTTACCTCTTCGCCGTTGATAATCTTCTGTTCACTCTTGACCCACATTGCACCAGCGCGGGAGCGTAACTGTTCGATGTTAATCACCTCATTGTCACTCGGGTGCTTGAGGTTGAATTTCTTTTCACCGACCCGTTTTGTCTGTTCGACAACAGTCGATCGTGTAATCGTAAGGTACTGCGATAGACCATAAGATTTACCATTGTGATATCCTGAGTCAATGAGTCGACGTTTGATAGCTGCATCAATGAATGTCTTACCAGTTCCAGTTCCTGCGATGATAAGAAGAGCTGACACTCTGTCGACTGTGATTTTATGCATCGCTTCCGCGATTGCTTTCTTTTGGAACCAGTAGAGGAATGCTTTTTCATTTGGTGATGGTATTAGACCGTAGTTAGATTCTTCTTCGGAACGAGCTTTGTTGGCAACGGTTGTTTCTATAGGTGTCGGCTGTGTGGTTACAACAGTTGTGTCGGTCACACTGGGCGCCTTTGAGGGTGTGATGACCTCTTGGATTATGGCAGTCGGTACTGACGGAGGCTCTGCACGTTTAGCTGCTTGCTCTTTATCTAGGTCAGCGAACAGTTTTTCACACCATTTATCTACATCTTGTTTGGTAATAGCGGTAGTCAGTTCAGGACCTTTGTAGTTATCGTTAATGTACTGTTCATTCCCACCGTGAGTATATACGTACAGTTCTCGCCAAGTAGTAATCTGTTTAAATGAGAACGCCATCTTAATTTTATTGCACAACTTCTGTACAATAAATCGTTGCTGCTTTTCGAACTTTGCTAATTCTTTGTCTGTCATGATTCAAGCCTTTCCTTGTAGTCCTCCATGATTACATTTATCTCTGATAAAGCTGCGGCAAATGGAAGTAATCCTTGTGCCAACAATTCATCCCTAACAGCTAATAATGGCTGCTGCAAGCCGCCTACCCAAAACTTATTGTAGGTAATGCCATCAACTGTGATTGGTTTAATCTTCATAGTTCTTCTTCTTTCTCGATTAGTTTCTCCACCCCAAAAGCTTCCTTCGCAACAAGTGCCGCCGTAGCTGAATCTTTAAACAGTTTATCTGCCAACAATCCAGCTTGCTTGTCTGTCATACCAGTTTGTTTCTTGATCGCTGCTACGATCAAATCTAGATTACGCGACCGTATCATACTCGCGATGCGAGTCTTGTGTTTGTATGATCGTCTAGCATAAGCTAAATCTCGTTCAAGATCATACGAACGTCTGTTCCAGAGTAATGGGCGGTCGAGCAATTCACCGTCGAAATCTTCAAACTTTATCAACGCCCGTCTGTATCCTACGCTCTCCATTACTCCGTTAAGTATCTGAGCTACTAACGGTGTAACATACACGCACTCAAGACCATCTAATTCTGTTCCTAATATAGAGTTTATTAGATCATCTAAAGGTAATGTTACAAGTGTTGTTTCTGGTTTATTCATATAAATAATTTAGGGTAGAGCGGAGATTGTCATTCTCTCCACCCTACCCTAGTTTAGGACCACCGACAAGTGTTGGCTACAGCTTAGACTGCAGTCACAGTTTCCGCAGCGGCTTCTTTGGAACGGCGAGCCTTGCGCTCTTCCCATTCAGCACGGAGAGCGTTGAGGTTGCGATCCATGCGTTCACGTTTCTCCTGAGCCTGTTTAATCAGTTCAGGATTGCCAGACGTCAGACCAGCCGTGAACTCCGTAGCAATGAAGTTCATGTAGTCCTTCTGGCCATCGAGGATAGCTTCCTGCAACTCAGACAGCTTCAGCGCACTGGACTTCAGATCGCTCCAGTACTTGCAGAACTTATCAACGCTGAAAATACCATCTTCACCAGTGGCGTCTTCAACGAAGTCCTGACCGAAGCGCTTGCAGATAACGTTCAGGAAGTTCTTGACGTTCGTCTTACCGATGAACGTGAGGGAGTCGATGAACGCTTTGTCATCGGTGATGGCGACGGAATCAGCATCAGCTTCAACCTGAAACGCTTGATACGGACGCTCAGCCCAAGCACCTTTCTTACCGACGAAGATCTTCAAGACTCCGTTGATGCCGTTACGGCTGATGGTGAGGGCGTGCGCGAGGGGGTGTGTATTATGGTTGCTCATATGTTTGTTTTGTTTGTTGGGGTTTTACTGACTTGTTCTAGTCAAGAGACGATAATTCATCTGTCACTACACAGTCTGTGTAGTAAGTAACTATTTAATTGTTTGTTACACCGGAATGGTCAGAAGAACTGCTCTTGTCTAAATTCACGGGATACACTATAGCACGAATCGTGCCAATGGTATTCATTAAATGGGTGTTACGTTAAAGATAACACTATACCAATCTTTGTTTCGATTGGTGAGAATTTGACGATTGAACGTCATGTATCCGACGGTAAGGAATGGTGGAACGGTAACGATAACTGTTGGTGGTAGGATTAGTCGGGTTGAATGGATGTGATCGTTCTTCATCCTATGTTTGTATTCAGCGAACAAATGTTCAGCGTAACGAATTAGATAGGGTACGTTCAATCGCCATTGTTTGACACAGTCACAGTTTTGATTGGGATACGTGGGACGCTTGATCGCTACTGCTGTACGATATACATCCACAATCTCACGTTCGATGTCTGCTGTTGTGAGGGATTTAACACTCGTTACTAACGATGGGTTAGTTATCCCTACTATCATTGGTGGATTTACTTTTGTCATTTTCCAATTTTGGTAAAGAGTTCAACTATTGCGCGGTACTCGACTTTTTCCGCATCGTTCAGATTGTGTTTTCGGGCGATGGCATCAAATCGTTCATCCCATTCCTTGAATGTGTGTTCTTCGCATCCAATTTTAAGCCGGCCATATTTGCAATTTGTTGCGCCGTGGCCGCGTGAATCCATGAGAAACAGAACGGGTTTAACCCAAGCATCACCATACACACGAGCATTTCCGGATACCTGAGCATTTCCGGATACCTGAGCATCGCCATACACCCAAGCATTTCCGGATACCTGAGCATCGCCATACACCTGAGCGTTGTCGTACACCTGAGAATTTCCGTACACCCAAGCATTTCCGGATACCTGAGCATTTCCGGATAAACGAGCATTTCCGGATACCTGAGCATTTCCGGATACCTGAGAATTTCCGTACACCCAAGCATCATCATACACCTGAGAATTTCCGTACACCTGAGCGTTGTCGTACACCTGAGCATCGCCATACACACGAGCATTTCCGTACACGCTGCCCCAAACGATTGCGTTTTCGATGATGTTTGATTCCTTGTCGATTTTGGCCGACTTGTGAATCCACCCACCGCCAGACGATTGCCGCCAGTCTGATTTAATTTGCGTTCCGATTTTTTCTTGTAGTTCTTTAAAGTTCATTTCTTTTCCTTGTAATTATTGGTTGCCCTCAGCAACGCTTCGCAGAGTTGGAGAGGGGCGGGTTTGATGGACAGTTCGTGGCGAGTGACAAGGCCAGTCGCTACTTGCAGGTTGTAATACCATTCACTGATGGAAATGTTATCATCCTTGAACTGCTTCTGAATCAACGGGATGATGGCGTCGTAGGATGAAGTGTAGCTGGGCAACTGATGTGTAAACCACCATTCAGGCTTCTCATTGGCAGCGCCAAAGCCTAAAGGCCTGGGCGGGTTTGATGGCATGGCATCCCAACCATCCAGCTTGGCGCAGGCGATTTTGATTTGATCTTTAGTCATATTATTTGTCGAACGCCATAATCGGTGTGGTTTTGATGTTTTTGCTGTAAGCGTTCGTGAGAATCGCGAAGTCGTTTGATGACACTGGGATTACGATTTGACCTTTAAAGTCAAGATAGGTAAAGTTGGTCTTGATCATAATCACCCCCATGTTCCGAGTATTTGTGAAACTCATTTCACCTGAAATGTTCGTCCAGAAATTGGTGTTTCTGAATGTGTTTTCAGCAAACCAATTTGTGCTATCCAGCGCACCAGCCACCGCGCTAGACGCGATAAGGGATAGAATTAGGGGTTTCATTGCTGTGCCTCCTGACAGGATTGCGTCCGTAGCAAAAACTCCAACAGTTCATCGGCTGAGAGTTCTATGGTAGTCTGTTTAGTTAAGATTGTGATTGTGCTGTGCTGTGTCTCTTTCGAGACTCCAACAACATCGGAACCATAATCTACGTTGTTCATTACTTTGATTGATGCGTTTAAGATCATTTCTTTCTCCTTCCAGTTTCAGATGATGAACAAGCTGCCCAGTCATCACGTTTAATAATCACCGTTTGACGGAATAGATTCCATCTATCATTGAGTGATAGAGATGGATCATTCCACATAGGAGTATTTCCTTGGATTGGTTTGACATTTGGATAAGTTTTTCAGTTCCAACATTAAATAATGATTTCATATTCGTGGTATAGGAAGCAAAAATCGTGCCAACGGATAGGACGTAAGCACGATATCGATAACGGGATTGTATTGTTTATAGCTCGTGTGTTGTTACCAACGCCGATTCACGTGCAAACCATTCAGTAGCTGGAGAGTCTCCAGTTCCAGTGCGGATTGTGTAACCTTTGCTATTCTCGTTCACAATCTCACCGATAATAGGCGGCTTACCTGCAATTTGCACACAGGCAAGGCGACGTTTGGGAGCGGGTTGATCTGTTATTTCAGTTGGTTTCATATAATATTAGGGGATAAAACGGAGTTCGTTGGGCAGTGTGCTGAACATATAAGTCAACGCTTCAAGTTGCTCATAAACTTGACTTTCAGTCTTTCCTTCCAAAACTCCATCAGGATTGATGTTAATACTGATTAAGTCAGTCAGTGCTCTATACGGCATGACAATCAGTTGTTGCTTACCAGATAAGTTATCACAGAGCATAACTTCCCAGTTGTTTGTTTGTTCGCGATGATGCGATGGTCTTCGAATGTTAGGTCAATATGGAACATAATCTAAACAGCACCATCACACCTTACTGGGGCGCGATAGTACTGGTTAAATTCCACCCAATAGTTCACATTGGGTGGATGTGAAAGGGCGGCTATTTAAAAATAATAGCGTAATCTGTGCAAGCGGAATTTTTGATTGTAAATCCTTTCCATTTGGCTTCAAGTTCGCGATGCCATTGGTTACGTTGTTTGACGTAGGATACATAACCATCCTTTTTGTCGTCTTCTTTAACGGGAGGGAAGAATACTGTTGCGATTTTCATGATAATATAATTTCTACACATCTACATTCATTTGGTTACTTTGTAATAGAGTTTCTCCACATCTTCATGCCATTTTGTATCTTCTGCATATGATGTATTAAGTACCAAAAAGTAGTCACCTTTCATCCCTAGTTTCACCCATTTATCATACGCTCGGTGACAGAGTTTAACACACATAGCACGCGCTACGGGTTCAGTATAGCCGTGTAACTTATGATCTACACTTGACCTGTAATGGCATCCATACGGGTATCGTATGCTATTTTCGTGACGTTTAATTACGTCTGCTAATCTATCATAGTCGATGGATATTGACATAATTGGTTACTATTTGTTCCGAATGTTATACAACGGCATTTGATACGATGGTCTGTTATACACAGTTTCCATCCCCGCTTCTACTACGCATCTCACATGTTTAGCGTCTTTACCGAAGAATTGTTTAGTTGCATTCTTCGCATGTTTACGGGTTGCACATCGCCATTTGGGCGCATTGCGTCTAGCATGAACAATGCCATTTAGACGCATCTTCTCTTCATGCAGTTGTTTAGGTGATGGATTCATACTGGTCCTACACTTGCGCACTAGGCGTGAGCGGTATTGTTAAGTTGTTCACAGTTTGATTCTCTATTACACAGGCTTATCACTGTCGTCATTCGCACGGCGAATAAAGGCTAGATTCAACTGTCAGGTCCATAATATCACGGTACTGTTATCTTACTAAGTTTGGCGACTATATTGGGATGGATGACTAACGTTTAACTAACAACTGACTCAACGGTCACATACCCCGCTATTGCGTGCCAATACTTCTCAAAAGTAAGTTTGCTACCGCTTACGGATTGTCTGTCTGTGTTGCATAGATTCATTGCACAGATACCCTATTTATCATGTCTCTTAATGAGCCTAAATAGTAAGTCTCTACCTTCCACTTGGGATGGATAAGATGTTATCTTGCTAGATAGATAAGAGTTGGGTCTTATTTCGGATGGATAGATATTAGGTGTCAATCTTTCGATTGCGTCACAATAGCGACGATAATATCTATACTCATAATTTGTCAAAGATCACGCGGGAAATAGGAGAGACTCCGCACAAGTTTTATCTCATGCAGAGTCTCGCGTGTTCTATCAGTTTTTCTTGTCCGCTTGTTCGTCCGCTTGTTCAACCTTGGTTGAACCAACGGTCGGTTTTTGTTCGGCAACCCAATCGGCAAGCTTATCAGTAAGCTTGAATTTGGTATTGCCATAACTAACCCCATTAACACCAGCCTCGCCGAAGTAGCAGACAGCTTTCAGTAACAGCAACGGATGGCTAAGGGATACACCCTTTACTTTGGTTGCAGCTTCCTTAACAGTGAGCTTAGAATCCTTCTTGCTCACCTTGCCGAGCGACACCTTCGATAACCCAATCTGACCATTGGACATGATTGCACCGAAATCAGATGCAATCTTACGGGCCAGGCTGTCGGCCAGTCCTTCATCCATGCCGAGGCATGTTTGGAGGCTGTCGAATACTTCCGCCATAAGGGGGCTGTAGCGTCCGTCGCCAAACTTACCGATTGTCACTTTGGGGATGTTGTTAATAGATGCGGTTTGATCGTTGCTCGTGCTCGTGCTCATGTTGTTTGTATCACTGGTGACTATTGGGCGGCCATTATGGCAGTTATCGCCTATATTCACCAGTAAAGTGAATCGCACTAACAACGTTAAACTAGCTGTATCTGTTCGGGAAATGTATCACTACACTACCGAGTAACGTGCCAACTAGCAAACTGATTTCAAAGAACTACCGAATCCTTAGCACCCACCATGCCAACGTCCCAATATGCGTATTTGCCAATGAATAACGATAAAGCTCATTTCCACAATTCCCAACTGTCCCATTCCTTGACACCTACTGTCCCATTATTGGATTCCCCAATGTTTTATCGTTAAATATACGTCCCATAATAGGACACAATCATTTATCACGTGATAATCCAACCTTTCACGCCCATTTATCTCCTGATAATCACATTATCACCTGATAATTAGCCAATCCCGCTTACTAGCCTATAATCTACCATCATAGTCGTATATCATATATCCCCTTATATCTCCCCCAATACACCATCCATGTTATTAGTATATACATATTTATACTATATTAGTTATTATTATTATTAGCTATTATATTATCTAATATAATTTTCAATTTTTGGGGAAAAAGAGATAACGAGGTTATACATATACTAATAAGGGGTCTGTTATATCAATCTGATATACGACTAGCCCGGTCATTATATGTACCATTATATACTCTAATGTATTACCCTTATTCAGCTGGCATAATGATAGGAGCGATTATTAACCATATCTAATGATAGAGCAGCTAATAGTAGCTTCACTTGTTCAGTAGAGCTAATGATAGCCAAGGGATATTAGATTGGCTAATGGAAAACCAGAAGGTCGAAGGCTCATCGCAACTATACCTCTCTCAGAAAATTTACAAAATCAATAAGCGGATGTGCAATATAAACCCTTTATATTTCGCTGCGCGACAGTTGGCACAATTGTTGCTATATCGATATACGACTATGCGAATCCTAACCGCAGATGAATATGAAAGACTGAGGAGCGAGAGGGATATGATAGTGAGGCTGGGAGCGAGGGCGACACCTATGGTGAGACGTAGGTTAGGGGAGATTCGCGAGACACTAAAACAAGCACATAAAATAGACTATGAATCAAGACACAAAACAAGTTAATTCGGTTTGTGCGGCGTATGGGGTGGTAATGGCTGCGTGGAATGGGGTGGTATCGTTTGTGGAGGTTGTATGAGTAATATCATTATTCCATCATCTGCCAAAGGGGGCGCTGTCCCGAACAACGTTCAGAGACGCAAAATTGATAAGGTTAAATTGGCAAATAAATTGAGTATCTATTACGATCGGGCAGATGTTCCGGTAGAGAATACAATGGACAAAGAAGCACTCGATAGGTTACATGCTGCGATTCGATATACTCAAATGTTCAAACAGCAAGAATCGTATGCGAAAATGGATGAAGAAATCACTGATGAAGTGATAAATGGGAACATCAGCAAAATGCGAGAATTAGCCAAGAAGGTTTAATTGAGCGCCCAATAGGATATGACAGCAGAACACAAAGCCATAAAAGTAGCATATGAGAATGAATCTATGCTACCTGATGAGATCGCTTCTGACAGGGGTCTAGAGGTTGCCTCTGTCAAGGCTTGTTTGATGCAGGTGTCAAGTAAATACAGAAAGGATTGTGGACAGGAGCCTGAATCAGAAGATAGGTTGAACTTCTCTAACGATGATCTAGAACGAGTGAATGAAGTTATCATGGCATTAGCATTGTCAGCCGAGAATGAGAAGGTTCGTCTTGCTGCTGCTACGTATGTGCGTGATGATAAGAAGGGCAGGAAAGAGGTGGTGAAAGGGTTCGCTAATCAACAGACAAACATCTTCATGATTAACGAACAAATGAAACGAGTTCGTGAGATGGCTACAACCGTAAAGGGGCAGATAAATGGTTGACACTAACGTAGCATTAACTCCTGAAGAACTTGCGGAACAACTCAATGCTGAGTATGCCGCAGCGGCTCTTCCACAGACTGAACCTTCACCAGTGTTCTGCTCCACTGGTCCAGTTAAAGATGCAGCCTTGTCACCTGCACCTGTGGAAGAATACCGATTAGGAGTAGATGGCGTAGATATCAAAGATCCAGTAGAGTTGCTGTTTCTACTAGATGAAGATCTGTTAGCTGGAAGAGCAAGGTTGCATGATTGGCAAATAAGATTCATGATGGACTTTGCGAATGGATCACACACGAAAGAGAGCCCTTTTCAAGCTGTAGTACAGGCGTGTAACAGTTCCGGCAAGGACAAATATGTCATAGCAGCGTGTGCAGTCTGGGCGGCAATGAGATACGTTGAGTGTGAAATACCTATCACATCATCGTCTGGCCAACAGTTGGATAGTCAAACTGGCGCCCACATAGATCGTCTAACCAATAAAGCCAACGCTATTTTAGGTCCAGTGTGGAAGGTTCAGGATAGGTACTATGAGTTCGGACATAGGGGTAAATATGGTGAACCATTACCATCTTGTATTAAGTTATTTGCTACTGATGAACCTGGAAAGGCGGAAGGTTTTCACCCTGCATCTGCTGGAAGGAAGATGTGCATCTTCACATCAGAGACGAAATCTATTCCTGAACCAATCATCGAAGCATTAGAACGTTGCCATGGATTCACTCACCGAGTAGACTGCTCATCGCCGGGAATACAGTCTGGATATTTCTATAACGTATGTCAAACTGCTGTACCAAGGGATACGTTAAACAACATTAAAGAAACCACATCATCTCAACAAATACTCTATAAAGTAACGTACAAAGACTGCCCCCATATCACCGAGTCTGAGGCAGAACGTATGGCATCTAAACTCCCTGGTGGGAGGAACAACTCTACGTTCCTTTCGTCGATGATGGCAGAGTTCGGTTCGACTGACGAGAAGGTGGTAATACCGTCACAATACGTCTGGAAAGCTGTAAAGAATGAGAGATGGTTTAAGCAACCTTTCAATACAGCAGGATTAGATTTATCTGACGGTGGAGCGGAGACAGTACTGAGCGTGAGGAATGGTAATAAACAGATCGCACAAGAGGCATTTCGTTTCGATAACTCTGAGGATATGGTAGAGTATCTGAGACAGAAATTCAATCAATACGATCTGAACCATCCTGAGGCTCTGATCTACGGAGATGCAACTGGCATAGGCAAACCTACATTAGTACGTCTCAAACGAGAAGGGTGGAGTAATATAAGATTGATTGACTCTCGCTCATCAGCCAGGGATCCGAAAGTCTATTTCAATCGTGCGACAGAACTATTCTTCAATACTCGCTTACTGTTTGAGAAGGGTGAGATCATTGTGATGAATGATAGGTTACTCATAACGCAGTTATGTGGTAGATACTATAAAATCTCAACTAAGAACGTACATCAATTGTTGACGAAGGAAGAGCAGCGTAGTAGAGGGTACCCTTCGCCGGATCGGGCGGATGCTTTCAACCTCTCATTCTGGGGATATAAGTTTCCTGAGGAAGAGAAGTCTGCACCGATACCGTTTGTTATCCCTGAGGATAAAACGAAACCAGAGATTACGCATGATTTTGATATGAGAGAATGGGCGAAGAGATCGTTAATTCCATCTTCCACCCGCCCAGATCCATCTATCGAAACACCAGATATGTCAGACATACATGAGGCTGTGTCAGACTACAACAGAAACCGCCTCTTAACAACTCGTAAATACTGATCATATGTCAAATAATCCTGACTCAAATGTAGCTCCTACAACTGTTGTGGCACTGAAAGGTGACATTACTCGCACTGAGAAAATTGAAACATACAATCCCCGTGAGCGTACATTCATCGCTAAACCTGAAAGTAAGATCTGCCCACATTGCGGACAGTTCATGCCACCGGATATTAAACCCATGAAGAACGCCATGAATGTGTATGTGAACGAGATTGGCGTGTCATTCGTCATGAATGAAACTGATGAGACGCTCAACATTAAAGGCGTACTGTTTGGTCGTGCAGATGGGCGCGATAAGAATGGCAAGCCTACGTCATCGTTCCTTCCTGTGGCCCAGACGGCCCCTGTGCAACCTGTGAAAACATCTAAATAACTACTATTATGCCACCCGAAATCGAATCCCAGTCCGACGGAGACGGAGTAGTTGTGCCTGAGGAGTTTCAGAAACAGACTCATGAGTTGCTGAGTAAGGCTACGACGAAACACCACCTAGCTCACATTCGTGAACGTGTGTATGATCACGAAGATAAAATGAGGAAAGAAGAGATGAGTAAAGGTGAGAAGAAAATGAAAGGTGCGATGAAGAAAGGTAACACTCCTACACCTGAGAACTACTCTACGGAAGCAATGCCCGGCTAAGTGTTAACAACAAACTCCCCGCTTTATGTCACCAGAAGATTCAAATCTCGATTTTATCAACAGCACCGACTACACCAAACTTGCTGATAAGGTACGCACGTTACGTGATGTTTCGTTCGATCTAACAGCTAAAATGTTAGGTGGCCGTAGGTTGCGATACGCAGAAGTTGATGTTGAGATTGAGCGTAAGGCGGGGAGAATTGCACCGGATGAAATGTATGTGCCGATTCATATTATCGATACGAACATTCGTCGTGAGCAAGCGCCGTATATTCAATTCGTGTCGCAGAGCAATCGGGCAGTGATACTGAAAGATAAAGAACAGTTAGAGCTGGACCTGAGTCTCCTGGAGCAAGATCTGACGGCAAAGTTGCGTTACGACGGTTGGCAACTACCAGAGTTCTCTAACATTGACTCCATGCAATCGTTCGGTTATGGAGTGATGGAAGTTGTACGTGACACGAATAACCCTGGAGAATTGGGCTGTGAGATGGTTCAATTTGGTGATTTCGCTTTCATTGCGGATACCAAAGACATTCAGAAAGCTGAGATCATAGCGCGTGCGTACTACTTCACTAAAACTGATTTGGTAGCGTTGACAAAGAAAAAAGATGAGGATGAGAGGTGGGATAAAGAACAGGTTGATAAAGTGTTGGCTGCACAGCCAAATGATGAACAATCACAGATCTACTCTGGTACTACCACAGTTAATCGCTCGCTGTATAAGCTGATGAAGCTTATGTTCCGTGTTGATGGGTATGTGTATGTTGCTTGGGCGGAACCTACACTGTGTTCTGACTGGTTGCGGAAACCTAGGAAGTTGTTCGTAGGACGACGTAGACTTGTTGACGAAGCTAACTCTAAGGCTGCGATCATCAAGAACACTCCTGCACCGTTACTCTCTATAGCCAAGGGTATGATGCCAGGGGTAACGGATGACCATATCGAACAGATCAAGTCTGGCGTACCTGCATCAGATGCAGAGTATGAAACCATGTATCCGTACTTCATTTATCCTTATCTGATTACGGAAAACAACACCATCGCGTGTTTGAAAGGGCGCATCTTTCTTGATCAAGATGTTCAGTCTGGAGCGACAAGTTTGTTGTCATCTACCCTCACACAGGCTCGGAGATCAAGTGGACTATACTTTAGTAAGGATACTACTGATCCTAATGATGACTTCTTGATGCAGAAGAATGTCTATTTCCGCACTGGAGCATTGATTAACGGTAAGATCAAAGAGTTGAAACTAGACGCGCCTGACGCGCAAATGTTCACAGCTATCAATACGTTAATCTCTGCCAATCAACAGGAGACATCACAAGTCAATTATGCTGAGAACAATCGTCAAGGTGATAGTCGGAAGACCGCAGCAGCTATTAAGTTCTCTGCTCAACAGCAGACATTATTGAGTGGTGTTCAGGTAACACTGTTCTCAACTGCAACTAGGGAGAAATACCAGTACATGTGTGACATTATCCGTAGCCGTGTATTGGCTGGATTAATTAAAGTCTCTCCCAATCTCATGCCATTGTACCAGCGTACATGGTATGTCAAACCGGCGGGAGATGTTGATGTGATTGAGAAGCAAACTATGGTACAGACCATGATGCAAGCGTGGCCAGTGATTCAACAGACAGCTGCTGCTCAACCGTTCCTTAGCGACTTACTCATGCTGATGTTTCCGAATAACGCACCGAAGTATATTGCAGCTATGCAGCAGGCACAGCAACAGCAGCAGTCGGCGCAGGCTCAGCAATCGCAACAGATGATGGGCATTGCTAAGGGTGCAGCGGATAAGGTAATTCAGCTGTCGAAACATCCTGAGTTCTTCTCTGAAACTGGTAAGATTCACGCATACCCAGTAATTGAGCAAGGTGCAGCACAACTTGAACAAATGATGAAAGGACAGAAATAATGAACTCAGAAGTAGAATTTACTCCGCACAAGCCACAGTTCGACATCAATCAAGTGTTGACATTACAACACACTGAATGGCTGGGTCATCCAGTAACATCTCAGATGATCTCTCACATGCGAGATCTGAGAGAGAAGTACACTCGTGCACTAGCGGGGTATTCGATCGATTCAACTGTACCGAATGAAATGTTCCGTATGTACAGTTATGGAATCAAAACTATTGATACAATTTTAGCGCTAGTTACGACGACAAGTGAGTTCGTAGCTAAGGCTGAATCAAACAAACCTAAACAACAGTAAATGACATAATATGAGTGAGCCATTTAAACAATCAGGACAAGCAAACAACATCACCCCTCCATTCTCAGAACCAGTTGAGATTCCGGAGAGTGTGAAGAGTCAGACATTTAACTTTGATCCATCGTTAGTTGAGACTAAACGGGATTTAACTGAGGTTAAAGTTGATGGGAAGCCTATTGCTGAGGTACCGACTAAGGTTGAAACTACTGGACCGGAGTCTTCTAAAGCAACGAAGGATGAGTCGAAACCTGTTGATCCTGATAAACCTAAGTCTTCTGAGTCTGCGGTCGATCCAGCGGTGGTGGTTAAATCTGATTCTACACCCGCCCCAGCTACAGCTGCCGAAGGGAAGAAAGATGAGACTGCGAGTAAGAAGATTACGCAAATCTCACCTGTTAAGAAGGATGGTCAGGGCGGAGAGCAGGACGTGTTTGACTATACGAAGTATGCTGCTGATGAGCAAGATATGTTGAAGAATATGTCTAAGAAAGCACGTGAGCGTGTGGTGAAGATGCTTGATGAACGTAAGTCATTGGAGAAGCTGAAAGACGCATCCTACCTCCAACACGAACAGGCATACGTTCTGTCACCGAAATTTCAAGAGTTGCAAACGAAAACTACCAGAGCTAAGGTTGAAGGTCGTATTTGGGAACAAGCATTACTCGATATCCGTGCTGGGAAGAAGTATCGTGAGATCACAGGATTTGATACCAATGGTCGCCCTGTCATGTCTGAGGAACGTATGCCAACTGACCGAGACGAAATTCGATTGCAGGGCAATGTTATGGCTTGTCAACAAGCTGAACAACGTTTTGTTGGTGAGTTGAGTCAATATCAAGTTAATCATTCAAAGCAAATTATACAGGATCTTCAAGCTATCGAGAACGAACAACGCAATAGGTTCGCTTGGGTAGCAGATCAAACTCTACTTGACCATACATTAGATGTTGATGGTGTGGGTGAGAAGAAGGTTAGGGAAGTCGTTCAAGATTTCAAATCTCTCTTCCCTGATTACCTCGCCAATACCCCCGGCGTTAACGTTGCAGCTAACCTATTTGTAGCTCTGCAAATCCAAAGTGCACAGTTGCGCCAGCTGCAAACACAGAGTAAAGTGGCGACAGTTAAGAAGAGCGAAGAGCGCCTAGTTGAACCTTCGTCTGATCGGTCTGGGGCCACAGATGGAGCAGCTAAACGTAAGGGTATTCCATCTACCTTTTCTATAGAAGGTATTCCCACTCGTTAACGTTAACTGACACTTGGCATGAACCTTGCTATCAAGTACTCGCCTCAAATAAGTCATAAGGGCATATGGCAACCTGCCTCTAATGTTAGTTGTAAGGGCATACAACAACGTGTTTGAGTGTTTAACGGTTTTAAACACCCCTTAATCTGAGAGTAAGTTACCTCTCTATTAGCACAATAAACTCCTATGCCGTCATTCTACAATCTACCTGGGCAGTTTAGTAATGCGATTATCGAACCAGTAAATCGCTTTGCCCAGCTTCCGTTCTATCTGGTTCATAACGAAATCGAACAATACGCTGTTTGGAATGAATTCACTCAGCTGTATGGCACTCTCCCGTGGCAAGAAAACATGGGTACCACGATGGAAGCTGTGACTCCGCAGCGTTCTCCCGTTGGTCGCTCATTCTTCTTCCCTAATCCTGTTACGGCTGCTCCTAACAAGGACATCTATCAGATTAGCGAATCTAACGAAACCGCCGTTCTGTACCGTCACAAGTATGGATCGTATGTGTTTAACTTCCTCCCTTCGTTCCAAGCGTTCTGGGACAAGTACATTAAGTTCAACAGTGATGACATCATCAAACAGATCTCGATCAGTGATAACCAATTCATTGAGACTCAGATGTGGTTTGGTTGCCAGTATGTGTATCTCTGCGGTACCGGACTTGTTGGTGGTGCTCCTACCGCTCAGGGCAACACGGCGTTGAATGCTGCGAATTCCAAAACTTCTGCTTGGTTGGTTGGGGTTACTCAGGGTACTGGTGGTAACACTGGTGCTATTCAGAACCTCCGTTTGCGTGATGTTTATCGCGCGTTGATGAACTTGCAGGATGACCTTGGCGCTCCTCAGTTTACTGGTGCGAAGAACATGCCCAAGGATAACGAAGGTTTGAAAGGTCGTTATGCTCTCTTCTGCTCGTCGGAAGATTGGTATAACTTCACGTTCGATCCCGATGTCTTGAACAAGCTCCAAGGCCTTGCTCCTTGCGATTTGAACCTTGTGTTTGAGGACTTCAAGGGATCTCTGTTCGGTCAGGTGACCTGCAAAATCAAGAAGTATCCTATCCGTTACAACACTACCAATATTGTTGACGGCGCTGGTAACGTTCTCTGGGCTGCCGGTGCTCCGATCGATCCTGAAATCTTCGATCCTACGGATAACAAGTGGAAACCGAATCCGTATTACACGTCACTCATCTCCGCTCCGTACACCATTGCTTGGTTGCTTGGTGACAACTTCTGCAAAACTCTCAAGGTTGGCCCTCCCCCGAAAGAGTTTGCGACGAAGAATATGTCTGCGGAGAAATTCTATTCTCTCCGTTGGAATGGTGAAGTTCGCTTGACTGATCAGTTGATCATCGTCAACGCTGACGGCTCTCTGGAATTGAATGATTTCGGTGAGAACTTGCAACTCAAGGCCTCGCTCATGCACGGTTTGATCTTCACTGAACGCCGTTTCGCGTTCCCGTTGATCATCGCTCGTGCTCGTCCGAGCGTTCAACAGGCTTAATCAAATAATCATTAACATTTAACCAATAAATTAAACTAATGAAAAAGTCACTCATCTCCCTGTTTGTCGGTGCTGCTAGCATGGTCTCGGCCTTTGCTGGTAATACCGTTACACTCGCTGTTCAACCTGGAACGTTCACTAACTTGCTCACTGGATTTCCTGGTTCAGTGTATGTGCAACAGATCACGGCTCAAGCTCCTGGCACGAACGTTTCGTTCCAGTTGATTGATACTCCGACCAACAGCCTCGGCTTCACCAATGCCTCGTACACGTATATCACTCGGTATGCTACGAACTTGCCTGTTCTCTGGACGAACTATTATGGTGTCGCTCAGGGTTTCACCAACATTGCATTGTTCACCATCACTAATACTCAAGCTGCTACGACGAGTTTCTATCCGATTCGTTTCTCTAGCTCTGTTGCGTCTAACTCCACTGTTCAGTTTGGTAATCAGTCGTCTGCTGGTTACTACTTCGACAATGGTGTGTTTGCTACCAACACCAGTTCTGGTATCGTGACGCTGACTATTCAGTATCGTTAATTCAACCGGTAGTGTATAGGTCCAATTCCTATACACTACCACTTCCTTTCACCACTAATATGATCAGAACAATCAATGCAGTAGATAAGTCGGTGACATGCATTCCGACCAATCCTGTTAAGCTTTCTGCCAATACTCAGCTTGGCACACCCATTCTTCCTGCTGTTCGTGGTGATCCTCTTGAATACGCTGGTAGGTATGTGCAGAATAATGATCCTGTGAATGTTGTGTACTATGCTATTGGTCATCAATGCGACACAACCAACTATAACGGTATTCTCGCTCCATATCAACAATTTGATGCATCCAACTTTGGCGATGCTGTTTGGGTGTATTCTACGTCTAATGTAACTGTTAGTACAACCATCTTGGCACGGAAAGATTTGTCCACCTTTCCTGGGTTCTTCAACACTCAAGTGTCATGAAAAACTTACTCACTTACTTACTGTTAATTTCGCCTCTTTCCATCTTTGCAGGAAATGGAATTGGCGCGGGAGGTACTATCAGTGGTGGAACAGGGACTGGTGGTGGAGGTGGTGGTCCAATCACACCTTGGACTTCTGACATCAATGGTGCCGGGTTTAGTTTGACTAATGCCAACACTGTTACGTCTTCTAACTTTGTTGGTAATGGTGCAAATATCACCAACCTGATTAATGTGCCTACGCTGTGGGCTGGTGATCCGACAAACGGAATTTATCCGTCAACCACTGGGCCGCTTCCTGTGAATGCGAATTTTCAATCACTCACCGTGAGCACGCTGAATCTGGTGAACCCGATTCCCCTTACAAACACCGCCTCCACGGGATCAGCCGGAACGGTGCTGATGGCAAACGGAGCAAACGGTTGGATGTTTGGAACGGTGTCAAACAGCATCCTGCCGTGGACGATTATGGCCTCAACCAACGCCAACGGGTATATTTCTTTGGCCTATTCAAACCCGATTGATGGCAGCTTTTTAATTTATGGTTCGGACCCAACGGCGGTTGGCAATGCGGGCCTTTTAAATTTGTACACGGCTTTTGGTCAGGGGAATGGACAGGGAAATGTTCCGTTATACCCGGCGGCCCTTGGTGGATCAACGGCTTTTAGTGGAATGTCGGCTCTTGGTATTTGTTCTTTTGCCGCTGGTGGTTACAAAAACGGGGCACTGTATAATTATGACTGTTCCTTTAATAATTCAGTTGTTAATGGCATCGTTGGAAAAACCAACACCTTAAAATTTACCACCAGTGACGTTCCGTTTAATAATGCCACCCTAACATGGAACACCAACGGTTATTATACCAACACCACTTCAAAACTGAGTCTAACAAATAACGGCTATGTGTGGTATGCCCTGTTTGGAACTACGAACGTCTATAAGACCGTAACCAACAACAACAACCAAGTCTCGACACTGTTTACCGACCCGTATGGCATAATGCAAATTGGCGGAAGTTCTCAAACGTCGTCAAATTCATGGGTTCCGACAGGAATATCCGGATTCACAAATTACCCGACGGTTATCGGGGGAGTCTCCGCAAGTTCTTCTGGAAGCGTTGGTTTTTGTGGATCAAGAATTTTTGGGCCTAGTAATGTTGGCTTTAATGCGGGTTTAACAGGCGTTTACAAGGGGATATTTGGGGCTGGCAATTTTGTTTCTGGTTACGTCAACGTATATGGGGATTACAACATTGCGTTTGCAAAGCCACAGAGCGGAGTCAACTCATCCATCAATGGCACCAATTGTTTAATTATCGCTCCCGGCGGACAAGGTGTGTGCAACGCAAATGCCGCCGGGATTATTGACATGAGCGGAAATACTGGTGCCCACATCACTAACACCGTTAATAATTCCATAATTATCAATTGTTTAAACGGGGTGACACTTCAAAATTTTCTGACCATAACCCCGTTGGCGTCTGGACCGGCTTGGGCGGCAACACAGCAAACCAACAGCACGTTTATTTGGGCCTCCAACAGTCTGCCGGCCACCTATTACAAGAGCTATTTTGACGTGAACAGCAACCGGCAAGATACCTTTTTATTCTAATGAAATCAGTCATTGCCACAGCCTTTTTTTTGGTGTGCTTGACGGCAAACGCTTTCAGCCTTGTTGGACTTGGCGTCGCCACTAATAGGCCGTCTGTTGCAACCACGGTAAATGTCGGCGAGGCAAATATACCGTCGACACTGCTGAACAATATTGCCGCCAACATGACTTCGCTTTTGTCGAACACAAACCAGACAAACTATTACAATTATCTAGATTTCGGCTTGGGAACAAATAAGCAAGTTTGGACGTGGCCGGTGAATCTTTCGTGCGTTGGAATTGCTACCAATAACGGGCCCAACGATCAATGCACATTGCTGTCATCGAACCTTATTATTTCAGCACAGCACATTTGGAGTGCATTTGCACCGTCCAACAGCCAATTCATCAGCTTCAAGGATACAAACGGAACGCCTTATTATGCGTATGTTACCAATGCCGTATATCCCTATGGTGATTTTTGCCTATTGCAAATCAGTAATGCTGCTCCCAACACGTTTGTTTTTCCGTCCGTGCTGCCGGCCAATTACACCAACTTTTACACCCCGAAAACGTTTTCCGGTATCTGGCCACACAGAAATTCAAATCATCTTGTAAGTGTCACATTCACCGTGAACGCCCCCGGTGCAGAAGCCTTCATGGCTGGTACTCAGGTTGCACCGTTTGGTTTTGATGGTGGTGCATCCTCTGGGGATTCATCGTCTCCCTGCTTTACTGTGGTCAATGGTAATCCGGTGATCCTAGGGTGTCTGCATACTGCTCCGGGGAATCTGCCATTCATATCCGATCCGGTGATTCAGGCCGCATGGTTTGCCACAGGTTTAACAAACGGGGTTAATTTTCTGAATCTAAATAACTACCTGCAACTATATTAAAACAT